GAAATTCCAGGAACGGTCTGACGTTGGCGTGAAGAAATACGGGGTCACGCTGGATCGCACGGATCTGAAGACCCTTGATTGGATTCAGCACGCCCAGGAGGAGCTCATGGACGGCATCCTTTATCTGGAACGGCTGAAGAAGGAGCTCAAGCCCCCCGCTTCCGAATCATCTTGAATCCCTTCATCTTCTTATCCGCCCCCTTCATTAATCGCCGGTGCTTATCGCCCTTCTGTTTTTCGCATTTTTTGCGTTCTTGTAGCTTTGTTCTGAATTTATCGAAGCAACTCGTGTCCTCTCCCGTTTCAAGATCCATATGACCATAAAAATATGCGTATGCGTTGGCCCATTCTGCCGCATTCATTTTCGCTTTGAACAAATCTCTGGGTATGAAAACGTGGTCTAGCATCATATAGACATATTTGGACCCCAGTAAGACAGGATATGGGACATCGTTATGTCCCATCATAGAATAATACGCTTCAAAGTCATCTTCCATAGTGAATTCATAAATAGATTCACCTACATACATATACTTGTTACCGCTCAAGTGAAGAAGTATTGTATTTCCTACAAAGGGCGCCCCGCAACCATCGGCCGCTTTAATACAGGGAGACTCTCCCACATGGACTTCATTCACCACGAGCTTCTTCAGAAGCTTGTTATAGTCCATATTGTCATAGTCAATGGTCTTTCCATCGGCGAGTTTTCTGTATTCGCCCTTGTAGATTTCCACATTTTTTCCGGAAATTTGGACCTTGAAAGGGTACATACCATTATCGTGGATAATATACGATTTGCCCCCCTTTGAGGCCTTTCTCGTGGCGCCCCCAGCCTTAATCCATTTATAGACCCCCCTTGCATCAGGTTTGGATACATAGTCCCCATCTTTTCCTTTTTTAGTAAGATCCTTACAGTCTCCTGCGTGAAAGGGGGGTGATTTCCGGGTTTGGTATTTGGCCGCTTTGACTTCTGAGCAGGGCATTTCTATTTTACTTCGGGTTTTAAATCTAGTCTCGTAAACTCTAGCTGGAAACTCATGGCTTCCCATTCGTTCGGACCAAGTTGTCTCCATTCCTTTATTTCATCCGTATAAAAGCGTTTTCCATTTTTAAGAGTAACATATGGCTTTCCAGTATTTGTATAAGAAAATACGGGCTCTATTATCTTAGATGTCTTTGGTTTTTTTTGTTTAAGACAATTCTTTCTTTCTGCAGGGGGGCGTAAATGGCAATAATGGTTCCATATAGGGTCGCGTATTTTACCAACTTTTCTAGTCGCTGATTTTTTTACCCATTTATAGATGCCTTTAGCATCTGGCTTGGATACATAGTCCCCATCTTTTCCCTTTTTTGTAAGATCCTTACAGTTTCCTGCGTGAAAGGGTGGTGATTTCCGGATTTGGTATTTGGCCGCTTTGATTTCTGAGCAGGGCATTCCTATTTTATGCCTGGAGATTGTCAGGCCGCAATTTCGCCGCCGAATCCATCTCACGAGTAATGACACGTAGAATCACCTGAATCTGGTGGTTCATGTTGATGAGGCGGCCGGCTGTGACCGAGGGCGTTGTCCCCAGCTGATTTTTGAAGGTAGTATTTGTCGTACTGCTTCCGCCAAAGTTGCGTAGAGAAGTAGAGCCCGTTGTGGGATCTCCGAAGCTACCGCGTATGATAATGGCGTTTGCGTATCCTGCCACATTCGCACCATCTCTAAAGGCTAGGGCAGCTGAAATCGTTTCCACACGTCCTATATCGCATATGAGATGACCATCAGCCCTGTTCAAAAAACTGGTGAAATCCGTCGTGGCTCCAGCTCCAGCCGCAGTCTTGAATGTGGTGGAAAAGTCTACATTCTTGAAGTTAATACGATCACCCTGCGAGAAGGCGAATTTGCTGAAATACGCCTTCGTTGAAATCCAGAAGAAGATTCCAGAGGCATCAAAGTACTTTGTCGCTGCGAAGGCCGGCGTGCTTGAGAAGTAGACGCCGCTCACATCAAGCGTGTCCATCGTGTTGCTCACGAGATTGCCGTCGGGGCGCTGAATCTGGAAAGTCAGTTTCTGTAGAGTGGAAAGAGGTGTAGGGTAGAACACCTTTTGGCACTTCAAGAACTTCGGAATCATGCGGGCAAATCCACGACCCTTTGTATTGCTATCAGACGCCCAGTAGGCATCATAAGAGATGACACCAAAAGAGTTATTCAGGCCGTCATTCGTGCCATAGCCGTTTGTATTCAGCTCGGGAATGCGCACCTGAAGATAGGGATATGTAAATACATTCACGTTGAGATCCGTGTTCATTGTGGGCTCTACAGTTCCACTTACCGCATTCGCGGTAGATTGTAGAAGTGTGTCGATGCCCTCTGTAGGCATGATCACCTTCACGAGCTCCACGCGGGTAATGTTCTTGAACTTGATGTTCGTCGCCGTATTGTATCCGAATCCAGACTGGTTGTTTGCAGGATCGAAATTCACGGAGAAGCTGTAGCGCGATTCTGTTGTATTATTTGCCCAGTCACGGTCAGCGCTGTAGACAAACAGATTGTGTTCAGCCTCCTTGTAACTCACGATATCATCCTGCGGCTTGATGACGTCCTGGGGTAGGGCACGCTCGCGGTAGGAGTCTGCGATAGCTAGCGTGGGGTTTCCAGAAGCGATTCCCTGGGAGCGGGCAGGGACAGGGATCTGGCCGCCCTCTCCAAGAAGAACCGCGCGAGGATCCGGGAGTGCTCTCGGCTGCCCCACGATTTCCGTGCGCGAAGCGGCACGCTCGGCCTCGCGCATAATCAGAGAAAGCTGATCACGTTGGCGCGCGGCCTCTGCCCCGTTGCTGAAATCAATGTCCGAATTCACGAAGCGTTTCATGGAAGGAGATGCCACGATTTCCTGACTCGGCAGTGTGGCACGAGAGGCATTCATAGCCGCCGCCGTCTCAGCCTCACGCGCAGCCTCCGCCTCACGGATCTTCTTGATCTCCTCAAAACGCGACAGGGGTGAAGGGCCATCTGAATCCATGTTGATACGGAAGTCAGGCGCCACAGGCGCGGCCACAGCGGGCCCCTGGCGCTCACTCTGGAGTTTTCCGAAACGGGAGCTCACGTCCATTCGGAGGGCGGGTTCACCCTCCTCATCCGATACGGGCGCCGAACTCCGTTTGAGGTAGCTTAGATAATCCGGAACAACCGACTGGAGAACCTCCTTGTTTAAATACTGTATGGACTGATTTGGGCTCTTTGCGTATACTTCTGTCATATAATGCTTGACCGTTTTGACTAAGCGCTTCTGCTGCTTATCATTGAGATCGCCGCCTATACGACGCTGAAAGTCTGCGTTCAGGAGACGATCCAACATCGCCTCGTTTTTCGCGTTAAAAAACTGGGCCTGCGTATTTGTTCCGGGTCTTACGTCCGTCATGGAAGAACCTCTCTATCTAAGATGCCGGACCTTTTTACAATGAGGTGTGCCGCGGTACCGCGATGTGCTGAAGTTAAGTGGAAAAAAGCCAGTCGCGTAGATCAAGCATATCAGTATCGGATGGCTTCCGTCGTGTTATCTGTAGAAACTTATCACCCTCAAGCATGCGCACGATGAAGTAAATACAGTACACACCACATTCGGTATTCTTAAACTGTAGACGCCGGCTTCCATAGAACAGCTTCATCTTAGGATCCTGAGTCGTGAGCCACTTCATGAAGTGGGCGATCTGATCTGGCGGGGCCATACCATACGAATCAAAATAGTAGCATTTGTGACCGACAATGTCAATATAGCTGGCAACCCAGTGGCTCCCAGATTTGAAGTGGGGATCCAAGTTATAGACGATACCGATAGATTTCGTGCCATTGGCGAGGGCTTGTGTGACGCGTAGCTCACATACCTCATTCATCAGGCATTTTGGTTGCCCACCACCCCCTTTATGATACGGGTCGGGGGCTGCAAAGTCAATGGGAAAAGGACCCATGAACTCAAAAAACGGGTAGGCTTCTTCATATTGATTCAGAACAGCTGCTATGTTATTCGAGTCAAGCCATAAATCAGGGTCGCTTTTCCAAGCATTAGGCATCGCAGGCCTCAAATATCTACGTGCGATATCGGCTTTCTCTTGCTCGGCGATTGGAAGCTTACTCAAAAATGTCCGTTCCGCTCCGGGTGGGCACTTCAGCCGCTGTTCAATCTCTTTACGCAGACGCGCACCTTTCATGTGAGGTGCTACACCGATCTGCGGGCCTACACGCTGTAGGACCTCTAAGGGGATACAACCATGAGGCGGAGTCGTTTTCCCCGTGGAAGGATGGCACTGAGAAGGTCCCGGCATCGGTAGGTGATTCTTTATACGAGACCCACCCCGCTGTTTCCTTGTTACATTTCTAGGAGCCTTCGGCGCCATACTACTTTATAGATAGATTACCTTACGAAAGACAAGAAGGATGGACGGCAACTGTGGTTCCGTAAGTATGGATCGCTATTGGAATTATATAGGGACCCCCTTTTTTTATATAGTGCTGGGATTTGGTCTATATGTTCTTTTTACAATGAGTGCAATGCAGCTGGCAGATAAAGATACGATATTTTCAATCGTTGCTAGAATAACACCACCGAGGGTGAGGCGCCCTCCGCCACCCGAAACTCCCGCCCCACCGCGGCCAACGGCACCCCCAGCGCCCCCGCCGACGGCACCCCCACCGCCGCCGCCACAATCTGTGGCGGGTTCTGGTAGAACAGCGATATAAATTCCCACGTAAAGTAGAAAGCCAACATGGAATGGTGGCAGTGGGTTAGCTTGTTATGCTTCATCATCGGAATGATATATACAATGGTCACGGTGGGTAAGGCCGCCGCGAGCAGTGATGTGAAGAAGGATATGACTAATGCGATCACGAATGTGACAATTGTCAATACAATGCTCATGCTGGTTTTGGCAGGCACGGCATATTTCTATTTAGCTGAGAATCTGAGCGCCGAGCGCCACTATGTGATTTTCATGCTCCATTTGAGCTTGCTTATCTCTATCATTAGTGTCAGTATATCTTCTCTACAGCAACTAAATGCTAGTTAGCCTACCGCCAAGTACTTAACTTCAGTACTAGACGTTACCGCGATGTAGGCACGGTTTAACCTAGCACATCATGTAGCCATAATCGCAGATATGCGGTGCTGTAAACGAAACTTTCCCGTCCACGCCTTTGACATAGGGTGTTGATGGAATGAAAGCCCCTGAATCTTAATCGCAAGGCGTAGATTTTTTCCCGCAGAAAAGATACTGGGAGAAATCGCCCCGCGACTCCACGCCTTAGCGGAATATGTATGAATCTCATTGGATATACCTGTAGAGGATGATGGGCAATACAAATGTATACAGCCCCCCTCTACAAAAGGCTGAAATCCGTGCTTAATATCTTCCTTATCTGAAGGTCGCGCAGAAGGAAACCAGGTCCGTTGGTTTGCACATACGGAGTTGATAAGCATCTCCTGAAAGCTCAATAGCTTGGCCGCGATCGCCCCTCCCTGTAGAGAAATCTGGAGCTTTCCCGTGGTAGCGTCGTATGACTTCACGGGAAGAATCGGTAGAAGAATAGATAGAGAATTAAAAGTCGCATCTTCATCTGAATAACCCAGAATAGAGATCAACTTGGATCCCTGTGTGGGCGCTCCGATGTTTATTTTTGATGTATCAAGGTTTTGTAAGGGTATAGTCCACTCCATGCTGGCTATATTATGGCTTGGGCCTTAAAGCCTAGCTGACATCCTATTTCAGATGGATTCCCTTTCAATATGTTGGCGTGGAATGGCAGGAACTGGAAAGAAGAAATTACTCCATGATGCTCTTAAAAAGGTATCCGCCCTTCGTGGCCTTCCCTTCAATATACAGATGCGCCGAACAGGGGCGGTGACAACGGGGGTCGACGTTACGGAAGCTGGGGCGACGGATGAGGGGGCGGATCCTGAGGAGGGGGCCGCAGGACAGTTTATGATGGAGACCTCGATCGTTCATATCGGCCTCGATATTGCCCGCATGTCAATGCAGGATAAGCATATTCTCCGCCCCGTTCTTACAAATCTTGGGCAGGGGTCGCAAGTGATGGCGGGCGAGCAAGGGCGTGGCTCACGCATTCTTGTTCTCTATCACGCACACTTATTGAGCTCCGAATCGGTTCTTCTACTACAGGCGTGTCTTGAGCAGAACGAGGGGGACTTGTCGATATGGTTCACTTCCGAGCTCCCTGTTCCTCAGCGTATTCGCGATTGGTTTATTGAGGTATCCGTGGGCGGGCGCGATTATGCCTACGAGAACTATACTCGCACAGTCGCACAGCAAGTTGTAAACTGGCCTACTGTATTCAAGGGGATTATTGATAAGTGGCGCACGTCGCCACCTCCAAAGATCCAGGATGTAAAAGAAGTGAAGGGCTTTGTTTATGAAATGCTTATGCGCAACCTTCGTTGGGTAGAGGCCACGCACTTTTTGCTCGATATGTTGGTGAGTCATCCGGATATAACCGAGGCACAGCGCAAGGCTGCGGTGACGGCGCTGGCCAGCTGCGAAGCTACAGGGGGTGGGTATACGATTCCCAGTTACCGCATTCCGATCATTTGGGAGAGCCTCTTTCTCCAGCTGCGCACTATTTTTACTAACGCAGAAGCAGATGCTGCCCCTAGTTCTAGGAGAGCTAGTAAACCACGCAAAAAGCCTGTGGAGGTCTCCAGCAAGTAGATGGCAAGACTGTGAGCCCGAACCGAGTGAGCTGGCAGCCGCAGAACATGAAGCGATGACGGGGGCGCAGTTTGATCGCCTCGGACTAAAACAGGGAATATGGCAGGGCTACAAGAACGGGACGGTAAAGCTCGTGTGTAAACGCTTGGGGACCTTCGCACGTGTTCTCGTGTTTCTACCTCCCAATGTAAGAGAACCCGATTGGAACATATGGGCACAAGTGTTTCACTGGTTCGGGCGAGCCAAAAACCGGCAGCCGTGGAAAGTTACCTACTTCGCAGCTGAGCGGCAGCGCGAGTTCCCTGCCGAGGGACAGGATCTCGGACCCGAGCACGTGAATGGAGGCTATACCATGCCATGCTCGACACACGGTATTTATATTTATAGATACGAGGAGCACACTCGTGTTCTGATTCATGAAATGTTACACGCGGCTTGTCTGGACGAGCAGAACTGGTCGATCCCTGAGCGGGAAGCTATGGTGGAAACGTGGGCGGAGCTGATTCTCATCGCACTCGTATCAAAGGGGCGCCCTGGGGTTGCGAAGCGCTTGTGGGTAGCTCAGAGTCACTGGATAATGGATACCAACTGGAAGGCGAAACATGTGAATAATACACACGATCTGACAGACTACGCGTGGCGATATCTAGTGGGTCGTGAACGTATGTATGAGCGCCTTGGAATAGAGCTTCCGGCTACGAGACCGGTTCATGGACGGCGGGCACAGTCGTTGCGTTTCACACACCCTCTGTTAGAGGTTTGATGCCATTTAAACATTCTTTCCTATGTCATAGTATAAATGCAGATCTTCGTGAAGACCCTGACCGGTAAGACCATTACGTTGGACGTGGAGTCTTCTGACACGATTGAGGGCGTGAAGGCGAAAATTCAAGATAAGGAAGGCATTCCGCCCGACCAGCAGCGTCTGATTTTCGCCGGCAAGCAGCTGGAGGATGGTCGCACGTTGGCTGACTACAACATCCAGAAGGAGTCCACGCTTCATCTGGTGCTCTAATAGAAATGCCGAGGCATGATAGTGTAGATGTCAAGATTGCCAAGCTTCTAAAAGAGGCTGACGAGCAGGACAAGTTAGCGAAAGTAACCGAGCAGACGGCAAAGGAGCTACGCGCCATGGCCGAGTATTTGCGCGAGGAAGCCAGAAAGCTGGAACAGGCCAAGGGGAAGTGATAAAATTGCCAGTAGTTCCCCCGATCCTCATACTACATTGAAAGTCATGGGAGTAAAAGGCCTGTATACGTACCTACGGGGATACCGACACGATATATACACGCAGACTGTACCAAAAGATCCTAAACTTCGCATCGGCTTTGATGCGATGTCTATGCTCTACAAGTACAAGTCTGGATACGCCGACATGTATCCGAGTCTGAAGGAAATGAAGGACAGTGGTCATACGCTTCTCTTTGTCTTTGACGGCAAGGCGCCGGTAGAGAAAGAAGCAGAAGTCAAGGAGCGTCGTGAAGTGCGCCAGGGGGCTACAGATCAGGCAGCAGCTCTAAAGGAGCACTTGACTAACACGACTATATCTGAGCGCGAACGAAAGATCCTGGAATACTCGGTGGCACGGCTTGAGTTTCAGGGATGGCATATGTCGCGCGAGATCCGCCACGAGTTTCAAAAGGCGCTCTTCAAGATGGGTATACCCTATGTGAAGGCTATTCATGAGGCTGACGATGTTCTTACCGATCTTGCGATAGCAGGGAAGCTGGATGTTGTGGTGAGCACCGATATGGACTTTGTCATCGCAGGGGTAAAACGTCTCTGGATCCCCTTTCGGAAGTCATATGACGGCTTTGAAGAGATTTGTCTCGACGAAGTTCTGGCGGGAGAGGGGCTTGATCAGGCGGGGCTTCTAGATGCTGGAATCTTATGCGGCGTTGAACCTCTCCGAGGGCGGCTCAATATAAACTCTTCAACTGCCTTCTCGTGGATGAGATATTATAAAAATATGGAAAACCTGCTCAAAAGTACTGTGAAGGACGCGCAGCTTGATTCAGTTCGTGATCCTGCCATCCTGGAATCCACGCGAAAGCATTTCGCAGCCCGACCTTGGGAATCGCGGATTCGCCCTGATCACCTGGAAACATGTAAAAGCTTTCTCGAGGCTTTGTAGAGAGGAATGAAACGTTTCATTCTGCCGTGTGTGGTGGCTGCCGCCATATTATTCTTCTTATTTTTCTTTGTATTTGAAGGATTCCAGGTTCTTCCCGTTTATGAACAAAAGAATATGGAGACAAAATGCGCGGCGTATAAATCCTGTGGGAAGTGCCTCGCTGACAAGGATTGTGGATGGGCGAGTGATTACGCGGAGGGGGTGAAAGGCTTAGTAGGTGTGGCGGATGATACAATCATAGCCTGTATTCCTCAGAGTGGAGGAAAGCCGTTTATAACAAGTAATTTGTCAATCTTGATGTTAATCAAGAATGGGGCGAGAACACTAACGAACTTTGTTAGTAGGCCAGGGCAGTGTACAGATGTGAAATGTGAGGATCAGAAGAAGTGTTCTGATTGTGTCCCATACGATAAGTGCGCATGGCAACAAGTCACAGGTGCGGATGGTAACATTACGCAGAGCTGTATTAACAAGGCTGACGCAGGGGCTGCGAATCCGTCGAAAAATACCATTACATCTGTTACAAACTGCCCTATTCCGCAATGTAGTGATATGACGGATTGCCGGTCGTGTGCTAATATCACGGGATGTAGCTTCTGTACCATTTCTGGTAAATGCCTCAAAAACAGCGAGTTCGGTTCGGGTGTAAATCAGTGCTCTACAGATAACAAAGTCAGTCTACCTTCCAACTGTCCATGTGGAGCTTATACAAAGTGTGACGAGTGTGCTGCCCAGGCAGGGTGTGCCTTTTGTAAGGAGAGTCAGAAATGCGTGAATCTGGATCGGTATGGCATGCCTCCAGCAGGAACATGTACAGCTAGCAGTGCCGCCACCAGTGCTGAACAGTGTACTAGTGGCAAACCCGCTTTTGCGACAATGGCGAATACAAGGCTCACAGCGGATGAGATGAACGCTATGGCATCTTCTTTGGATGCGGCTGGTGATAGCGGTAATCTTGTAGGCACCCCTGCGATGCCTGTTCAGACAAATACCGTTCGGCCAGATTCGGGTCAGCCTGTAAGCGCGGCGAAGAACTATCCTATGGTCACGCCTCCAAGGCCGCTTGGCGCGAGCTCTATGCCGGCTACAGTAAGGCACGAGGCGGATGGCGGATCTCCTCTTGAGAACTATGTGAAGATGTTAGTAAACTCCCAGCTGGCGGCGCAGGGAGTTCCTACGAATGAGCCCTTTCAAGTCAATGAAACAGCGGCCTTGGCGAATGCGTCTGATTATATGCGCAAGGTCTTCCGTGGAGTAGTGGGATAAGATCCCAAATCAAAAAGCTTTTTTTCAGCCACTGAAAGTATCTGAAAAAAAGTGGCGGCCCGAGAGGGGGTTGAACCCTCGACTTTCCGGTTAACAGCCGAATGCTCTAACCAACTGAGCTATCAGGCCACCTAACATCTACAAGGTGTTAGGTGGCCCGTGAAAGGCCCTACCGAGATTCGAACTCGGGTTACCAGATTCAAAGTCTGGGGTCCTTACCACTGGACTATAGAGCCAAAAAGAGTGCAGGCGGTGGGGTTTGAACCCACGCGGATTTCTCCATTGGATCTTAAGACCAACTCCTTAGACCACTCGGACACACCTGCTTGATGCTGCTTTTATCCAAGGAGCAACAAACCTGTTTTTGTGTCTTTTTACCCTACCCAAAATCTATTCCCCCCCCCAAAATCTATTCCCCCCTATTTTATTTGCTTTATTTTTTTATCCCGCCCGTTTCCATTTTTTGAGGTGTGTGGTCGCCATGCCATTTAGGCAGTCGCAGCGGGCTTCTCCGCCTTCACGTAGTGGCGGTTCAGGTAGCGCTGCAGGTTGAAGTAGGTCAGGGGCTCGCCCTCGCCGATCGCCAGCAGCTTCTTCAGCGCCGCGTCAGGCTTGATGTCGTGCTTGTTCTTCAGGCCCTTCTCCTTCACGTAGGTGTTCACCGCCTTGGTCACCTCAGAGCGGGACATCAGGGTACCGTTGGACTTGCCAAGGAACTTGCACAGCTCGTCCGTCACCTTCGTGGGGATCTCGAAGATGCTGGGCTTGCGCGGGGGGGCGTCGACGCCCTCCTCGACCTTCGAGCGGCGCTTGCGCTTGCGCGCATCCTTGATCTCGCGGTGCACGCGCTTCTCCAGCTTCTTCACCTGGGACAGCATCGCGGACACCGTCTCGCGCAGGGTGTTCAGGTTGCCAGTCACCGCCTTCAGGTCCTCATCCAGAGTGGTCGCAGGCGCGGCCGGCGCGGCCACCGCCGCCGCCTCCACGGGGGTAGAGGCCACCACCACCGTCGCGGCAGCGGCAGGCGCCGCCGCCTTCTTCGCGGCCTTCGCCTTGGGCGCCGCCTCCACAGGGGCAGCGGCCGGCGCGGCGGCCACCACGGGGGCAGCGGCCGCCTTCTTCGCAACAGTCTTGGGCGCAGACTTGGCGGGGGCAGGGGAGCTCATCTGTATACCGGGAGAGGAGGAAGTATTAGAGGGCATAATACGCGGTTATGCTTACCATACCGTGATACCGGGCCGTCAATTTTGGCCAGTCGCCCCCTCGTTTTTTTATGAGGTCACCCGGGATCCCGTTTTCTTTTTGAAGTCGCCGGGGAGCTGGTCATATTCATGACTGCTGCGTATATTTCTTCGAGAAAGGGTCTAAAGAACAAGTTATCCCGAACCCCGAAATCCCGGCCCAGCTGTTAGAAGATGGAGGGCTCCGTTTCCCATGAGTTTCGTAAGTGTCATAATGTGAAGAGCAGAGCGAATCCTGATACACGCTGCCCCTTTCCAGCCACTCAGGGAGACTACTGCTCTCGTCATTTTAAGAATCCGAGGCCATTTACGGTTAAGATAAAGCCTGTAGAACCTTCACGCTCCTACACTCGCACGGACCATGCCAATGCGAAGAAGATCCAGCAGCTCTGGAGGCGCCTGGCCCCCCTTCGAAGATTCTATCTACAAGGACCGGCGGTGAATGCCCCTGATCTCGCCACAAACTCTACAGAGCTATTTAGCCTTGAGCCGATTAGCAGCATTCCACCCACATATTTCATTAGCTTTTCAGATGATTCCAAGGCAATCTGGGTGTTTGATATTCGAACTCTGGTACATTCCATGGGGACCGGCTTTCCTTCACAGAACCCCTACAATCGCGGGGAGTTCACCGCTCGTGCGAAGAGCAAGATTCATGATCGCATTAATTGGCTTCGCTCCAGAAAATACAATATTCTTCACTTGAACACGGACACCTTGACCCCAGATCAGGCCTGGAATCAGGCCGTGCTGGATATCTTTCTTAAGATAGAATCGCTCGGCTACTATGTCAGCTGTGACTGGTATCATGCGATGAACACCATGGATCATTTGAACTTCTACAAGAAGCTCTATGAACTGTGGAACTGGCGTCTGAATATATCGCGGGCTCAGAAGGAGGCAATCGTACCTGGCCATATGTCTGGATCTACACGCATTTTCCGCTTTGATCCGAGCGATGTCATTGATAAGGGTAGGGCTTGGTGGGAGAAACATAACTTGAATCTGATATCCTCCTTTGTAACACGCGCACAGGATAAGGAGAATAAGAAGCTAGGAGCCATGTATGTTCTCATGGCCCTTGTTCAAGTCTCCTCGACGGCCGCACGAGCTCTTCCATGGGTCACGGAGAATCTCTAAAACTGCTCGTGTTTCGCCCCCCACGCCACGGCGATCCCAAGAACATCCTTGATGGGTGCCCCGATTGTCATAACTGGCAGGGATTTCTTGGGCTCTTTCACACGATACGCGGCCCAACGGTGATGCCCGTCCACGATATAGTTATCTTTTGAGACGATTAATGGAACATTGATCTTCTTAAGAATGTTGTCGTTGATGAGATCCTTGATACGTTTGCGGCTGATTTCTCCTTGCGATGGGCGCAGCTGATTTGCCTTGCGAGTTCCCTTTTGACTCTTTATGTGATAGACCTTGCGAACAAAACGGATGAAGCTTTTCACCTCGTCCTTCGTCGCGAACTGCGGCATGTATTTACGCGGAATGCCGAGATCCCCCTTACATATGCTCTCCTTTCCAACACAGAGGTCTTCTTGCTTCGTGCGTCGGGGGGCCTTTCTTGTAAGCTTACCCACCCATCTCTTGTACTTTGATTTGTTTGTCCACGGCTTTTCGGGATGTTCCTTTGGGAAGTGTTTGGAAACGGCAGTTACCTTCCGCGTAGAAGGCATATCTATTTAAAGATCAGTATTTTGGTGGGATCACATCATATAGTATCTCAATAATCAGGGGTAATTTCTGTGTGTTTCTGGATTGATATTTAATTAAATTATATAAATTATCGTTTATCAGCCATTTCAAGTGTTCTTTCTGTGGTGTTGTTAACTCGGGAGTTTTAAACGTATTTAATAATTCGACTATGGTTTTTGAATCAGAGTCGCTTTCAATAGAAGTACGTATTCTTGACTCACGCAAAAACGGAAGAATTTTATCATATAGTCCTTTCATTATTACCATAGATGCCTGTAGAATGTAGCCTCTAACATACAACGCTTTACCCGTATACATTCCTTCAGCATGGCTTTTTGACTGTGGAAACGAAAACGCAGCTACACGTGGCGAGTCTGGCAGGGGATCCTGTATTCCTGATGTTGGCGCCGACATAATAGCTATTATGTTCTCTATTGCGGCATGCGTTTCTAAACTAGCATTTCTAGCATGTTGAACAGCCGTTACCAGTCTAGTCCCCTGCGCAGAGGCGGATACATTCGGAGTGGATATTATTTCCGCTATCTTCTGTGTTGCGGTGTGCGTTTTTAAACTAGCACGCGTAACATCTTGAATAGCCGCTACCAGTGCAGCCGCCTCCGCAGAGGGAGCGGCGACGGACTTGGCCGTTTTAGGTTTAGCTTGACTTTTTCGCGTCCTACTTAAATTTTTCATCCACTTTTGTACTGCTGACTTAGAGAGATCTAGATTTTTAAGAGGCATATCTATTTAGAGGAGGGATATTCGCGTTTCATCCAGTCAAGATCCTTACGCTTCTCATTCACTTCGTAGAAACCCTTTCCAGTGAAGATCGGAAGCAGAGAAGTGAAATACTCTTCATACATAGGGGCGATATGCTCCAAAGAGAAGTTATTCTCGGCCCACTCGCGGCAGACGCGCCGACTGATCTTGTGAACATTCTTCGCGGCCCAGACGAATTGATCCATGTTGCGGCAACGATATCCAGTGACTCCATGAAGATTGTTATCGGAGAACGCGCCCCAGTCTGAAGTAATAATCGGAGTGCCGCAGAGAAGTGCCTCGATTGTTACGCCGCCAAAGGGCTCGTTATAGTGCGTGGGGGCGAGAAGTGCGAGAGCCCCGCGCAGCATCTCATCGCGCGCGGCGGGCTCGAGATAGCCGACGATTTCCACCTCGGGAGGGGGGTCAAATCCGAGCTGCTGCTTGAAGTCGCCCTGTCCAGCCACCTTGAGCTTTATTCCCGTGCGCTTGGCTATCTCTACTGCGATACCGATACCCTTGGACTCAATAATGCGGCCGAGATACATGAAGTAGCTGCCAGGCTTCGGGTTGAATTTGAAGTCGTCTAGATCAAAGTAATTGGGGATCACCGCGTCTGTCCACTTGGGCTCCCACTTCTCCTGTCCATATACGTAGTTCATCACTGCGTAAGACTCATAGATACTAAACGGTGTACAGGGTGTGTTGAAACACCCGATTCCAGGTTCCACTGCGATAAGGTCGGGGTGAGCTCTCGCAACATCCGCGTGACCGATTCCCCAAAAGAGAAGAAGGAAGTCATGGTGCTTCTTGCGCTTGCCGATCTCAACAATGGCGCGCTCATTGAACACCTTGTTACAATTATCGGCCGTGTTATGCTTGAAGAGCTCTTTTTTCCAGTCATAATGTCCATATGTATCTTGAAAGAGCTGATTGTCTGTGATATTTACTTGCTCTGAACACTCCACCTCAGACTCGTTGTGTCCATAGTGGATCACGGTATGCCCGCGCCTGTGCATCATCTTACCGAACTTCAGCGCCTTTTGAGTAAATGCGCAGGCGCTGTAGTCCTTTCTTGTCACTGTGTGAGGAACGGCGAGTATATGAAACCGAAGTTTGATTTCAGGAGGAGGTCTATGAGGCGCACCACCTGATTGTTTAGCCTTTCTTGTTCTGTCAGGCATTCTAATCTATGTGTCGTATTAAAGACTTTAACTGATCAGCTGGGCGTTGTGATCTTTGTTGTAGTACAACCAGGGCCATTCGGTACGCGCGGGGGAAAGTAGTCGCGCTTACCGGGATTTGTACACGGTTCTACATACATCGTAGACAGATTCTGCTGAGTGAAGGGAGGGGCATTATAGTTAATACAAGGCACAGGGAGAGTAATTACAGGTATTGCCCCCGTATCTTCTGGCTTGTTCGTGGAACAGGGCGCCTTGAACGCCGCCGCTTGCGCAGCTTGAAGAATGCCGATATACTCTCCGTTCGCACCCTTTCCAGCAGCAGTGGCCTGACCAGAGCAGGCGTCTCTTGTAGAAGTAATGGCCACGCGCCCAGGCGTAGGAACAGAAGAGGCCTTCGCCTGATTCACCATGGTAAGAAGAGAGGCATCTACGCACTTGTTACGACTCACGTAACGCGTAGCCTGCTCTTGAACAAGGCGCAAACGCTCTGATTGTGACATAGCCATTCTACTACCTCGTCGGCCCGAAAAAAATCCCTGGCCCTGCGGCCAGCAAAATTGATTCGGTTTTGGCCCTGGGGAGTTAGCATAACACAGTGTTGGAATGTCTGTCACTCCTAGCTCGTTCAACGTGTCCAAGATCACTTTCTCGGCGGTGAAGTCCCTTGATTCTGGTGGTAAGCAGGCCTACCTGAACTACGATGGCAAGCCTCTTATCATGCAGGTGGGTCCGCTGGAGAGTCCCTTCGGGATGTCGGTGTTTGACAAGGTGGCTGGCGCCGCACCCAAGTATTCCGTGGATCTGAAGCTCCGTGGCTATGATGATGCCGCGAACAATGCGAACACGGCCGCCATCTACAACGCACTCCACGGCCTGGACGAGTTCATGTTGGACCAGGGCGTGAAGAACTCTACGACCTGGTTCAAGGGTAACAAGAGCCGCGAGGTGCTGGCCGAGCTGTATACGCCGACGGTGAAGTTCGCGAAGGACGCTCAGGGCAACCTGAAGCCGTATCCGCCGACCATCAAGCTCCAGCTGCGTCAGCGTGATGGTAAGTTCGAGACGGTCGTCTACGACAGCCAGAAGCGCCCGCTGGTTGATGTGCCGCTAGAGGATGTTCTCGTGAAGGGCACGGTGATGACCGCGCTGATGCAGTGCACGGGTGTCTGGTTCGCGGGCGGCAAGTTCGGCATCAGCTGGAAGGCGATCCAGATCCGCGCTGACAAGGTGCCCTCCACCATCGGCAAGTCCTACGCCTTCGTCGACGACGAGAGCGCTCCCACGCCTGCGGTCGCCGCCGCCGCCCGCCCCCTCCCCTACCACGGCGCCCGCTTCGCCGATCTCCACGACGAGGAGGATGAGGAGGTCGATGATGAGGAGGCCCTGTCTCCGCCTGCCAAGGCGGCGGCCCCTCCGCCGGTGGAGGAGGAGGATGAGGAGGCACCCGTGCCCGTGCCTACCAAGAAGCCGGTGAAGATGATCAAGAAGGCCGCGGTGGCAGCCACGAAGAAGTAAGCGGCTTCGGCATAATCATCTCACAACCATATTTTTTCTGTGAATAGTTTACTGATCAGAAAAATACCACCCAGTAAAAGTCCAAAAAGAGCTGTAATGCCAGCACAAATATAGATATATGTCCTGTCAGCCGTGGGTGCCCGTGGCGGGACTAGTAGGTCTTCTTCCATTATCCTATTAAGTTATCGGCGAGTTTAGGCCTAAAAAATTGACCCGCATACCACCGCGTATCATATGGTACAACCATGTCATACATTCCTGGTGATTTCAGCTTCCTTCCCGACGAGTCCGATCGCAGGCAGCTCGCAGACTTCTACCAAGCCATCACGAAGGCGGAGGCCTGGGAGCTGCTCAAGCAGGATCCTGGGGAGGGTGGGTTCATGTATTCCAGAACCTGGAATGGTGAACACATCCATAAACATATGACAACTCTCGACGAGCATTCTGGCGCATCGTATGGAATGAGCATGCGCCGTATGCAGTATATCGCGAAGAATGGTTGGGAGGCATTCGTCACGGCCATGCGGCGCATCAACTAACGCGCGCAGCCGCAGGGACCGGGAGCAGAGCGATTGAAGTTGTTGCCGGCATTCGCATCCGCGCAGAAGCACGCACCCTGGCGGCGCGTCGTGATGATCTCACCGCTCTGGAGCGTGGGCTGCTCTGTGCGGACAGTCACGCCCTCCACCGCCGTGATGGCCGCTTTATACGCGCTGAGAACACCCGCGCGTCTGCGAAAGGTAAGGTAGGAGGAGTCATAGATAGCCGTGGGCATTTTCTACAAAGGACCACGACATTATCCTGGGAGAACGGGATTTTCAGGTTTGTTCGGCAGAGGACAGTTTTTCCCTTGAAGCTTCGGCTCACCCGCTGTGGCGTACCAAGCCGGATCTGGCGGACAAGGCGCAGGAAAGTTCCTCACATACTCGGAAAATCTGGCATCAGGATTTGTAGGATCCGTTGACTTATCAATTGTTTCTTGTTGAATACGAGCGATACGAATAGATTCTGGAACACAGTTATCTAGACTCTGGTATTTATAGCAGGCGTTCATCTGTGCGTTTAATACCATGCTCGGGAGGGGTGTAAGCGGCCCTGCGTTCTGGCTGACAGTACAAAGAGCCCCACACGCCTTTCCAGTTCCTAGGGCGCGAGCCTTTGCCAAAGCTTGCGCCGCCATACATTCACGCGTATCGGACAACAGGCGTGCTATGCGCGCCCCCTCTGTTGCCATTTACTTAGAGGCTTTCTTTGTCTTCGCCTTCTTCTTACGTTTCACACGCCTCGTCTGCTTCTCCTTTTCAGCCTTGATGCGCTGGACTTTTGCCTTCAGAAGAGAGGCATATCCCACTTGGTGCCCCCTACATTTGAGACTAAAGGCTGGAAACAGAGAGCGTGTGGCCTTATAATTCTCGTGGGCCAGACTGATGAATTTTTTCACTTGACACATGATTCGTTCACCCAAATAATCGGCGCTATGATTCGTGAAAATGTTAATGCTCAAATATAGCGTGATCAGAAACTCGAGGCTCGCAATAGGCATCTTGCGTTTATCGGGGAGTTCCACGCTATTGAAAGAATGGCACGCAGTTTCCTCCACGAACATACAGATGGGATCATCCCCCATACGGAGCTCAATACGGAGGGGGACCAGCTCGCCTCTCTCGGGGTGTAGGTAAAGCTTAATACGGTCGTTATTGATAATGTTTCTCAGGGCAACAGCGTCGGTTTTAGGGTCCGGACTCGTAAAAAGAAGTGGCCCACCAGGGCCAATATTGAACTGGACTTTTCCGCGCCGGATACCATTAGAATAGATTGTCATAAGAGGACCATTACAGAGAATCCGCTGGTTTTCAATACAATATGTTAAGATTGTCTTGCGAATATCGGTAGGAATGATTTTCGTGTATTTCTGGCGCTTCTCGCCACTGCGTGCGCATCCAGCTTTTATCGGGAACTCTTGATTGATGAGTTGGAGGCGCTCAAACACCTTTGTCCAGCGATCTACTTCGCCACGCGGACGACTTATCTCCAAGTACATCATCATACGAAGAATATCCGGGTCGGTATAGTGTATTCCATTGTCAACAATGGAGCGCCGATACATTATCGCGAATAGCTCGGGACTAATCTCGGATATGTCGGCAACGGCGACGTAGTTTACTAGAATCTTTTTTGTGCCCGCGTGCATGCCGACTTTGTGATAGATATCTTTAAAGCCTGCCTTCTCCAGATCACCTACCAGCTCTTCCACGTCCTTTTCAACATCTGGTGTATAGAAGTCATAGTCAGGAAGATCTGTTTCGGGATCATAGAACCGACGGTTCTCTGGAAGAATTGAGTTCATCGCCGTTCCACCGTAACAAATCCGCTTTTTCCGCCCGATGAAATCACGAACAACTGAAAGGGCGAGAAGTAGCTCCTCGTTGTGTGCGGATTCGTAGTTGATACGGTTGTTCGCCTTTTCAATGGCTTCCTGAAGTCGTTCATTTATACGCTCACTTGTTTCTTCTGCCAAGGGGGACACTTGTCGTCTTTGGATGTCCTCCTCCATGCTAATTACTGCGTAGTATTTCTTACCATCGTTCACTTAGACACTTGCCTTAATCCTACAGGCTTCAGACGAAAATCATTGCTATCGTATTCTTTAACGAGCGCCTTGACATTATCAACATTATCGCTGAAAATATCTAGAGGAACCATATTGATACCCAAGAGGTTAATTGCCGTATCTAGCTCTTGTACAGTCGGGTTATACATCTGTGAAGGCAGGGCAATCACGAATCGATTCTTTCCTTGTGCGGCGAAGGCATCTATCTTCTGCGAAGAGAGAGCCAGCGTATTGTCAAGCCTCACCACAACAGCTGAAGGGGTTACACCAGCCGCGGGCATTTGAGTTACTCCAAGTGAGTCCGCCGCGTCGTTCAAATAGACGCGCATGTTTACCCAGAAATCAAGATCATCAGCGGGGTTTATCGGCGGATTTGCGTTCTTGAAGACGGAGGTGTCTGCGTTACAGAGAATAATCACTTGTCCTTCAAAGTTGCTGAGGGGCGTGGCGAGAAGAACGGATTCCTGTTTCTGCCGGTGAAACGTCCCGAGGGGGGTCATACCGAGATGCATGGGGGCCAAGGGATTCAGGGCCTTTGCGATCTTGCTGAGGAAGATCTTGTAGCCATCGGGGTCGCGTGTGATTGAGGGGGTGCGGAGGATATGTAGATAGATTATCACGGGATCCGTATTCTTCGGAACCTCGGGGCGGAAGGCGGAGTTCGCAATAGACTGCGCTACTTCGTTAATATCGGCAGAATTTTCACTTAAGAGACCACCGTCATCGGCCCTGTAAAGAAGTGTAGGGATTCCGGGAAGGGCAAATAAGTTCTCATCGCGCTTCGTGTCCAGGTAATCTATCTGAAAAATGAAGCTGCGGAAGCCTGCGCGTAGCGCTTGAACCGCGCCATTATCTGTGTCAAAGTGTCCGTCGGGTAGTGGGCCCAGAAAGGCCGCCTGCTTTATGGTGAGTGGCTGGGCATTTTGTAGGGTGAGAGGGGCTGGTGCGGCGTCTGTGAATCCCTCTTTTCCTATAGGTTTCGTTGCCGCGGCTGCGGCTGCGGGAGCTAGTTGGTTCGCTGTGGCAGCCGCAGCTGTTACAGTAGCAGCCGGTGCCGCAGAAGCATTACCACTAGTAACGGGGACTTCATCTTTGAATCCATATGTCTTTTTATCAAGCAGATCAATGCCACACGCATAACATATTCCATATACGATTCCGAGTGTAACAATCCATGCGAATAAAGAAATCGCCCACCAATAATTCCCTGGGGGTGCTTTAAAGATAGTTAAATACCAAAGCCAGTTCATAAAAAAATTACCAACCATTCTGGCTCCATCTTTTACATATGAAAAGACAGATGTGCCGGTAGCTACGAGCGCGGCAGGACCTCCAAAGGTAGCTGCCGCTTTAATTTGAGCATCAGTTGCGCCTATACTTTTTGCCGCAGCGGCCGCAGCGGCATCAGCCGCGGCCTTTTTTGCCTTTTCAGTAGCGGCCGCTGCGGCCGCCGCGGGGTTCGCTGCTGCCTGTATGAGTGCTGCTGGATTTTTCACTACCCCCTTCGTAAGAGTAGCAGGGTTTGGTACTGCCTTCTTCAATGCGCTTAACATCCTATTGTCATGCTAGATATTGCGCCATAAACTGCGAACGTGATAGGATCCGCGTGCCCTTTGCCCGCGCAGCTTTCACTTTCTCAGACTCCTTGACCTCGCCATCGGGAACCAGAAGAATCGTCACCTTTCCAGTGAGCGCCGCGGCAAAGGTGTGTCCACGCTTCGTTGCCTGCTCCTCTAGAGCCTTGTCGCGGAAGCCCGTCATACACACAGTCTCGCCACCAGGCACTGCTACAGGCTGTGGCGCAGCCACATGGCCCAGAATGGGATAGGGGATCCACGCAATCTCCTTCGTGCGCCATTCCACATAGTTGGGGTAGTCGCGCAGAAAGGATTGGAAGGAATCCTTCGTCCAGCCGGTAGGGGGCGGATCCACAAAGTTCCATTTACGAGGATCCTTCTCAACTGCGAAGAGACTCGTCAGCTTCGTGTCGCCGACTCCACGAGGCATTGTGGAAGATGCGTGCATTAGCGTGAGTTCACTCACATCGCCGAGGAGTGTGCGGAGATTTGCGTAGAGACTCGCACCGGTCTTGGGGCCCAGAATCTTGGACAGCTGTTCCGTAGTAGCTACCCAAAGCGCGGCTGGCCCGAGAATACCAGCCTCTACCAAGCTCGTAGCAGTAGCCGGCCCAGCTCCGGGAATCTCCAGCGTCTTCAGGAAGTAGTGGAGCTTCGCACTGGCCATGGCGGCCCCGCCACCCACTGCCTTGATGTGCGCCGCCGTTCCCGCGTCGCCATCCCAGATCCACGTGCCTGTCGCAGGGAAGCTGGCCGCTGCGGCGCTCACGAGAATCCTGTCCAGCTTCGGGATGACATCGCCGCTACGACGAATCACCACCTTCGCACCGGGGCCCAGCTTTCCAGCCATAATCATTCGGGCATTGTGACCCGTACAGTATTCAATCGTAGCCCCGCCAACCTTTATAGGGTCAAATCGGAGGCGGGGAATCAGATAGCCTTGCGCAGAGGGAGCCCACAGAACTTCGCGCACAGTCGTTTCCGCCGACTGATCTGCGAGCGGCATCTTGAAGGCGACACAGTCCTTGGGGTTCCTGGCCTTCACGGCCGTTGACTCTGACTTGGGCACCGTGTTCAGGCCGACAACGATGCCGTCTGTGTCATAGGGACTCGCAGCACGGCGCTCCTGTAGAGCCACCATTAGCTCGGGCTCGGTCACGCTTGCCATGACCCGATGCCAGGGGACTTCAAAGCCATTCGCAGCCAGCCATCCAAACTGTTGAGAACGGGTCGCATCTCCACCCATGAGTTCATAGGCCACGAAATGGATCTTAGCCAGGTTCGTGGGATCGGGCGTATCCTGGTGAATCTGGCCATTTACCCAGCTGCGCGCGAGAGCCTGAATCTCTGTGCGCAGAACAACGAGCTCGCCACGAACAGCCGCGGTGGTCTTGGCCAGACCCTTAATCCCTTGGCCGGCCAGATGCGAGATATCCTGCCCCTTCAGCCCGTCGCCACGGAGATAGAGTTTCCCCTTGTACCAAAGGGCGGAGAGGCCATCCAGCTTCTCGCTCAGCACGAATCCACCCGGATTTGTGAGGAAACGCTTCAAATGATCCTCACCTGGTTTAATCTTGTCAAGGGATGGCATGGGAAAGGGAAGCTTGACGGCGCCCAGGGTGGGCGGAGGCGCACCGACCTCTTCTAGATAGGGATTCTCGGGATCAAGTTCTCGGAGACGTTCGAGAAGACCATCGTAGGCCTCGTCGCTCATCTTGGATTTACCCCCGTTGTAATAGGCCTCAGAGGCTTCGCGCAGAACAGGCACAATCTGCTGGGGGGATGTCATTTGTTAAATTCTATTATGAAAATAAGGGGCTTCAATTTTGCTAGTAAACTATGTTGTTCGCGTGCGGCTCATCGAGGGTGTTCTTGATCTTGTAGGGGATACGGAACGCGTGCGTGATACAGATGGTGTTCGCGAAGGTGTGCGTGATACAGATGGTGTTCTCGACCTTGTAGGTGTACTCGACCTTGTAGAGGATACCGTTACGGATCGTGTTCTCGTCTGTGTATTAGTGTTCGTCCCGCTATTCGTTTGAGAAGGCGATCCACCTTGTGTTATAGAAGATGTGGGAGTAGCTGTATTGGAGGCCGTCCCTGACTGCGTAGCAGTTCTGGATACAGAAGGAGTTACTGATGGTGTTGTTGACTTTGTTGGTGATACAGATGGTGTACGAGTTTTAGAAGGGGATACAGTACTCGAACGTGTCACAGAAGGCGTACGACTCTTAGAACTCGTCGGTGAACCGGTTACAGATCGTGTTCTCGTCTGTGTATTAGTGTTCGTCCCGCTATTCGTTTGCGAAGGCGATCCACCTTGTGTTATAGAAGATGTGGGAGTAGCTGTATTGGAGGCCGTCCCTGACTGCGTAGCAGTTCTGGATACAGAAGGAGTTACTGATGGTGTTGTTGACTTTGTTGGTGATACAGATGATGTACGAGTTTTAGAAGGGGATACAGTACTCGAACGTGTTACAGAAGGCGTGCGACTCTTAGAACTTGTCGGTGAAACGGAGGGTGTCCTCGACCTTGTAGGGGATACGGTTGCGGAAGGGGTAACAGAAGGTGTTCTTGTCTGCGTAATAGTATTTGTCCCACTGGTTGTTTGAGAAGGCGATCCACCTTGTGTTATAGATGATGTGGGAGTAGCTGTATTGGAGGCAGTCCCTGACTGCGTAGCAGTACGAGTCACTGAAGAGGTCACAGAAGGTGTAACCGTCGGTGTAATACTTCTGGAAGGTGTCATAGTGGAAGACGGTGATACAGTTACAGATGGCGTGGCGGATGGCGTTACGGACTTTGTCCGTGTTCCAGAAGAAGTTCTTGAATTCGATGGCGTAGTAGTCACTGTAGGTGATACAGATGGCGTGTTTGTTATAGTGGCAGTTCGCGTTACGGAGGGTGTTGATGACACGGTAGGTGTCTTTGTTGGCGTTATGGTCACAGAAGATGTAACGGATGGTGTCTGTGTCTTCGTTCCTGAGCCTGTCTTGGTGGGCGTCGACGATCCGGTTTGCGTTGGCGTTGGCGTAGGTGTCAGCGTAGCTGTAGATGTGGCGCTGCCTGTTTGAGTTGAAAGACTCGTAGCTGTCGCCACCCCACTTCCTGTAGAGCTGCTTGTCGCTGTTCCAATAGAGCTTCTTGTTGCCGTGCTAAGGGCTGTAGCTGTAGCCACCCCACTTCCTGTAGAGCTGCTTGTCGCCGTGCTAAGGGCTGTAGCTGTAGCCATACCACTTCCTGTAGCAGTGCTAACGGCGGTCCCACTCCCTGTGGAGCTTTCGCTAGCAGTGGCCACGCTGCTCACTGTGGTCGTAGTAACTGCCGTACCACTCGCAGCCCCACTTCCTGTAGAGCTGCTTGTCGCCGTTGCGGAACTACTGCCTGTAGCCGTGGCCGAGTTACTTCTTATCGCAGTCCCGGTTGCCGTAGAGCTTTCGCTTGCAGTGGCCGCGCTGCTCCTAGTAGCGCTGCTAACAGCCGTCCCACTCCCTGTAGAGCTACTCGTGGCCGCGCTGCTCCCACTAGCAGTGCTAGCGGCACTCTCAGTCCGTGTAGAGCTTTCGCTAGCAGTGGGCGCGCTGCTCCCTGTAGAGCTGCTCGTAGCCGTTGCGGAACTACTCGCTATAGAGCTGCTTGTGGCCGTAGTAACAGCCGTCCCGCTCGCAGTGGGCGCGCCGCTCCCTGTGGCCGTAGTAGCTGCCGTCTCACTCGCAGTAGCAGTGCGGAGGGCTGTCCCACTCGCAGTCGCAGCCCCACTCCCTGTAGAGCTGCTCGTAGCCGTTGCGGAACTGCTCCACGTAGACTCGCCAGTAGCCGTGGCCGAGCTACTTCCTATCGCAGTCCCTGTAGCCGTAGTGCTTTCGCTCGCGGTGGTCACGCTACTTCCAGTAGCGCTGCTCGTGGCTGTGGCGGAATTACTTCCTGTAGAGCTACTGCTAGCCGCCGCGGAATTGCTCTCTGTAGAGCTGCTGCTTGCCGTGGCCGAACTACTCCCTGTAGACGTCGCACGCCCTGTAGAGCTGCTCGTGGCTGTGGCGGATTTACTTCCTGTAGAGCTGCTGCTTGCCGCCGCGGAATTGCTCTCTGTAGAGCTGCTGCTTGCCGTGGCCGAACTACTCCCTGTAGCCGTCCCACTCCCTGTTGAGCTACTAGAGCCCGTCGCAACTCCGCTCTCTGTAGCCGATGGCGATACTGTGGCCGTCGCAAAGCCCGTTCCAGAAGATTGTGTGGATACTGAGCTCTGAGGAGTGCTAGAAGGGGCTGGCGTCATCGTTTGTATAGGCGATAACGCAGAAGTATACGATTGCGATGAAGAAGGTGAGCGACTAGTGAGTGGCGACGACGACCCCGTTTTTGAGCTCGTAAAGGACTGCGACGGACTCGACGAATGTGTTGATGTTTTAGAGGTTGTAGTGGTCGTACTGACGGACGTTGATACGCTGGATGACTTTGTAGGGGCCGTGCTGCCCGTTTGTGACACAGACACAGTAGAAGTTTTTGAGCTCGTCTGGCTTTCTGTTGACTCGGATGACGCCGTTGCGAGCACCGAACTAGATACGGAGGCGCTTGAAGATCCTGAATCCGATGGTATACTTGTAATAGACGCATGTGGCGACGTAGAGACAGTGAGTGTTGCCGCTGTACTCGCAGAGCCAGAGACGGAGCTTGTGTCGCTATAGGTCAAGGTGCCTAGAGCTGTGCTACTGGGCGCTACTGTAACCGACGCCATCCCAGAAGATGTATACGTCGTAGTAACCGTCTCCGTTACACCTGTTGGGAATGTTGTTATACTCGGTGTAGGCGTTCCTTCATTTGACTGTGTCACTGACTTAGAAACTGTGGCAGAAGAGCATCGCGATGCGCGATGTGATGGGCTGGATGAGGCCGATCTCGTTATCAAGCCGGAAGCAGAGACGGTATTTGATATACGGGCAGTCGATGTCTGTCTCGCGCTCGATGAAACAGTCGTGGAAGATGACTGTGATCTGCTACCTCTGGCGGAAGGAGTGTATGACACCGAGGCACTCGGCGTTTTTGAACTGCTCGCCGAGCCCGAGACAGTCACAGAAGCTGCGCTGCTTCTTGAGAGCCTCGCACTGAGTGTGGAAGAGGGTGTCGCAGTATCCTCAGGTGAGCTCGTAGGGCTGAGCGTTTCTTTCGCGCTGGGACCTGTTCTTGCGGAACCCGATACTACCGCAGAAGAGCTTCGGCTTTCAACTACCGTCGCAGTAATTGTTCTTGTGACCCGGTCCGTAAAAGATATCCTACTAGATACCGAAGACGAAGCAGAAACACTCCGTGTTTTTGTCTGTGTCATTGACCTCGTGTCAGATACGGAAACTACGGGTGTCCTCGTTAGCCTAATTGACGCGGTCCCACACGTGGAGGCAGTAGATGTCTTTGAAGGAGGAGTGGTTCTCGTGAGAGTTGTAGAGGCTGATCTTGTTCTGGTTGCCTGTGTACTTTGCGTAGCTGTCCGGGTGGCACGTGTTGAACCAGTTATTGTTGTGCTTCCAGTGGATGTCCGCGAACTGGAAACACTGCGTGATCCACTTGGCGATCCCGTAGATGTCTTTGACGCCGAAACGGATTGCGTTCCTGTCGCGGATACCCGGTCCGTGTTAGTCGCTCTCGTTGTTCTTGTAAATGATGGCGACGCAGAGGAAGTCTTCGATGAAGCCATCGTCCTCGTCTGAAATACACTCCCCGTGCTTGTCCTCGAGGCTTGCGCCGTCCTCGTTGGGCACGGGCTAGAACTAGACGTTTTCGAGCTTGAAACGGAGCTCGTGCCAGTCTTTGTAGGGGCAACAGAACGTGTAGACGTAGTTGAGCCGGTAGCCGTTTTAGAGGCAGCGGCAGATTCTGTCCCCCGAGATGTTGATGAGGTCGTTTTAGAAACACTACTGCTTCGTGTAGTCGTCTGTGTTGACGTTACCGTTTTTGTAGAAGTGCTGCTGGTCGTCCGCGGATTCGTCGGCCGTGTTGATCTCGTTCCAGTAGTTGTCCGTGTGGACGTTTTGGATTGTGTAGGTGATTGTGATGGTAATACGTTATCTACTACGAGGTGCCTAACATCCACGTTGAGCTGTAGACCCTTAGTAAGATTCAGCGGCGGCGGAGAGGTAGTGGCGACCCCTCCTATGAATGCGAGAAGTAGGAGCCACCTCATTCTACAGATAGATATGACGTTTAGTTTAGCCCTCGTAAAATACTTAAACAGATCCTCCTATGGAGCTATAGGGGTGCTGAGACCCCCTCGCGCGCCTATAGTTTAGGGGTAGAATCTGGGATTTCCAATCCCATAACCCGGGTTCGAGTCCCGGTGGGCGCAGAGGAGCCGACGTCTTTTGGTAAAGGTCGTCAGCTCCTGTAGCGCAGTGGATTAGCGCATTGGACTTCTAATCCAAAGGTCGCGGGTTCAACTCCCGCCAGGAGCAATAAGGGGGCTGTGAGCATTATCATAATGCTCACAGCCTCTTTAGCTCAGATGGTAGAGCATCTGCTTTGTAAAGTAGGATTAGCTGAAGGTACTGGGTTCGATCCCCAGAGGAGGCACACTTTTTTGAGTATTTTTGAAATCCTCAAAAGAATCTGTTGATACAGATGACGGATCTATCAGGCACAGGAAGCAAGGGCTTCGTATTTGAAGAACTCATGGATATTACTTTGCGAAAACTCGTGGCACCGCTTGCGGCAAAGGGAATCAGTGCGCGCCTGCTGAACGAGCAGCAGATTCGCGACGAGTTCGGTGAGCAATCGCTGAATGGCGTGGACCATTTCTTTCTGCTGGAATCGGCGGAGCCGGTGCTCTTCTTGCTCCAGGAGAAATGGAAATTCGTCACGAATCAGCGGGAGGTGAGCCAGTTTCTCGACTGTTGTGCCCGGATTCTGGCACGGATGCCAGATTTCAAGGGACGTGTTATTCGCATCTGGGTTACACGCACGCAGCCTACGGCGAATGGGGAGAAATCCCTGAATGAAGGGGGTGCGTATGTCGTACAGACCAGCACCAGTATGTCCTTTTTAGCTCAAATGACGGGGCAATTCATTTGCGAACTCCTGAGTGATAGGACCCTGTGTGCGGATATGATCGCGACGATGCCGAATCTTCTTTCGGGAGACACTCCTTTGGAGCCTCTCACAAGAGATCATCAAGAAAAGGCGATTCCTGCGAATGCCATACATCCCGCGAAGATTAAAGTGTGTGTTGTGAAAGCTTCAACGGCGGCGAGATAGCTTGCGACCCTTCTTTACGGCCCGGCGGGATGGCTTGTAGAACTTCAGGCCGCGAAGATTTTTGGCGCGCATCTTCTTTCCAGCCGTTTGGGGGGCGGGCGCAGGGGCAGGCGCAGGAGCAGGCGCAGGAGCAGGCGCAGGGGCAGGGGCGGGAGCGGCCGCGGGCGCGGCCACAGGGGCGGGCGCGCCCGCCGCCTTCTTACGCGAGGCAGACTTGCGCTTCTTACCGAAGACCTTTCTCGTAACACTCATCACTCCGCGCTTCACCTTCCCGAAAAGACCCTTGATGCCATTCCCGACTTTTTGAAGAAACGAGCTCATTCTACTTTTACTGGCGAGAAAAGTAATCTTCCATCGCCTTGTCAAAGGCATCCATTTTCGCTTCCGCTGCCTCTCCTTTCTTCACCTTTGGAGCCATAGGAGCTTTTCCGCGGCTACGGAACGCCTTTATCAAGGCCACTTGCGCCCCAGGCGGATCATACGCAATCACTTCTCGAAAGAACTTCGGAACCTGTTTAATGGCCTGAGACATGGCTACGGGATCCTTAATAAGAGTCGGCGCGGCGGGAACTTTCCATCGGGGTACTTCACAAAGAATCTGGGTGAGGACTGTCAAAATCTGTTTACGCGCGCCACCTTGAATGAGTTTGTCGCCACTTCTCCAAATGTCTAGCAATGACTGAAACTCCTCGTGCATCCGAACGAGTTGTTTTGTCGCGAGCTCCTTGTAAATCTCTCCGTAGAGTGCCAAAATGAAAAACGCAACGCCCCCCTTCTGTTTTGTACCAGGCGGCCCGCGGTCATATGTCGTGAGGCTCGCCCCCTTCATCTCCTTTCGAGTCTTCGCCTCCTCCTCGAAGAGCCATTTGATCCAGAAGAGCGCCTTTTCAATGGAGGCATCCGCGATGGCCTTACAGAGTTCCGCGCCAGCTGTTCTGAGAACCGGTGAATCTCCCTCCGCCTTCCAGACACGATTCAGCGCAGCGGTTTGCGGGGCAGCAGCTACCGCGCGTATCCATCCTTCATAATGTGTTTCTGCGCCCACCTTGGGCCATGGAACCGCTGTTCGGGTAGGGGCATCTCGTACAACCAGAACCAGTTCACCAATCCTAACCTGAAATTCCTCCGATTTATATGCCTCCTCATCCGGGAGTCGTTTCAGCAGTTCCAGGACCTCCTCAATCCGTCTTTTGAGATACACAAAGATTCTGGGAGATGCGAGGCCTATGTGCGAGATCGCGAAATCCCATACAGCTTTTATAAATGCGTCTATACCTCCACTCGCAACGATATCTGCCGCGAAATGAAGTGCGCGCCCTGTACTGAGTGCCCCAGCTTGGACAAGGGCCTTTTCAAAGGCTCGCACAGACTCATGAGGCTCATAGCCACATCGCGTCCTAGGTTTCACCTCTTCCTCTTTTCCTACTACCAGGCTCAACATCTATCGGTATTTAGGACCGACAATCTTTTTCCCGCGATTCTTACGACTGGTGCGGGGGATCAGCCCCTTCGCCTTCAGAGATGCTACGCCGGTGAAGCCGATAGACTCTCCGCGTCGCCACTTCTTGAGCATATTCCGATTCTTGCGAGTAGCGCGATAGCCTCCTTTCATTCTACTTAGTAGGATGAAACGGGGTGTAACTCTAAAAAGGGACAGGCCCACGTGGCCCCCCAAATACTACCGTGGCCTTTCAAAGTCAGCAGCCACTCGTCGGCGCAAAGAGATTCTGCGTGGTCGCGCAATGAGTTGGAAGAATCCCGCCGCCTATACGGGATTCAAAACAGATAAGGGAGTCCGAACGAAATCTTCAGGATATACGGCCAGCTGGAAGCGGAAGTTTCCCGCGGCAAAGTCGCTAGAGGCGAAAGCTGCTGCAACTGGCGTCCCTTTAAAGTATATTCGAGAGTCTTATAACCGCGGCATGGCGGCGTGGCGCACAGGACACAGACCCGGCGCCACGCAGCAACAATGGGGCTACGCGCGTGTTCATTCCTTTTTGCTGTGTGGAAAGACGTATCATACGACAGATTCCGATCTTGCGAAAGCCGCCGCTGCCTCCTCGGCTGCGGCAAAAGCCTGGTGGTCAAAACAATGCTAACAGTTAGATGTCTCAACAGCGGTTCGCCATTCTTTTCGCAGGAGACGTGAGCAATTGGCAGCAGGCCGGCGACTATATTACTGCGATGAAAGAGACAATTAAGACGACTACGAGCCGAGAGGTAGATATCTTCTGTTCTTGTGGGGCGGATCAGGAGTCGTATGATTCTTTCGTAGCCGCCATGAATCCTTTGGATCCGGCCTATATTGACTATTCCCAGCTTCCTGAGATTCCTGGATATCCCACACCTGGCCCGAACGACTTCTCGCCCGAGCTCCTGGGAATGATCTACCACCGCAAGAACGTCTATTCCATTATGGAGAACTACGGTATAGCGAACAACATTACATATTACAATAGCATCTATTGGATGACGGAGAACTCGACGGAGAACCCCTTTTTCCTCAGTTGGCCCATTCCTCTTAATAACGTATATATCACACAAGGTAATGATATGAATGGGCTGTCCTACAGAGATGCCTATGGAGAGTGTGGAGCTATGAAGACATACAGTCTTCTATTTGACTATTTTAAGGAATTCTCCGCGAAGGGAGATACGGATACTCTACAGCATTTTCTGGATGAGTACATCAAGATGTTCGGCGTGAATGTTGTGCGGTATTAAAGTGATGTGCTGGATTTAACCACTCCTTAAAGGAGTGGTTAATTCATGCTTACCGCCAAGTACTTAAATTAAGTACCGCGATGTAGGCTAATTCAAGAATCCCCTTCGGGGGTTCTTAACTTTGGCACATGACGTTACTGCCGCTAGAACCTGAACACAGCCAGTTCCTGGAAGCGATTCTTGGGAACGGGGTAATCATGCCGTGTCTGATCCCGCAACACTGTCCAGTACACACCATTTTGGGAGCCCTCCAGCTTCCACTGAACGGGGTCGCCCCCGAGTCCTTTGTCAGGATTCGCGGTTGTCCACGTAAATCCGTCCAAGAGAACTGCGTATGGGAAGGCGAACACGAGCGCCTTCTTGTTTACATCTGACCAGCCGCGCGTGAAGCCGGACCCCACGACGTCACCCACATCCCCTACCCAGCTTCCCATAGGATTCGTGACCTTCGCATTAGTTATGTCAACTTCGTTCTTGCCCAAAAAGAATCGGAACTTCGCCACATCTACTGTGGGGTTCATGGGGTAACGCGTCTTGGTAGGGCGGAAGCGGATGTATTTATAACTGCTGGCCCGCTTTTCTGGGAGCGATTCTTCTCCGCCCCCTGTTTGGCGAAGCGGCTCCTTGTAAAGCTCATCTATGTTTGGCGCAGCCCGATCTCTAGCTAGACCAAATGCCGGCGAGTTCAAGGGGTATGTGGACTCGGTCACCTGGATAGGGGGCCCGTAGTTAGAGAACGCCTCCTTCGTAGGATTCACATAGTTCACAAATGTTCCGCAGGTGTAGTACGGCTGATTCCATGTTGAGCCAACAAAAGGAAGCACATCGGTATATCGCCCCGATTTAGGTTTTACGCCGTAGCAATTCGCGCCGATACCCGTGCTAGGAGTGTGGATATTTACTCCAGGGGTTCCGCATCCTGCGCGGGCGGTCTTCGTAGGATAGTAGGCCGTTCCAGACATATCCGCCACATATCCTGTTGAGCACCAATCGGCTCCAGCAACCTGTGCGGCTTGGAGCTGGCTGTGTGTGGCTAGGACACCTCCATACGTCGCACATTTCGCAGCGGCGGTAGCCTGTGTAAAGTTCCCAGTGATTCCGTATACTTCACTACATGTGGCGCTGTTCGGCTTATTCGCCATATCCATTGCTTCGCTAGGAGGAGGGGCGGGTAGAATAGGCATCATACCCGTTACGTAAAAGTTACACGGAGTTTCCCCACGAGCCATCGTAAAACGGATCCCTGTCGTCTGCGAGGATGCTATCTTGGGTCCAGGTGATAAGGTATCCTCTTGAACAGTCAGATCACACGTCTTTTCATCCAGTGTGCCAACCCGCAGAACCGTATTGATCTGCGTATTACCTTGATTTTCTGTCTTGTAGTAGTCCAACATCGCGTTTAGATTCACAGTGTCACTACACTTGGCGGTGGGACAGCTTCCTAAAGTCGCCAGATTTCCTACTGCGGCTACTGTCTGTGTTCTGTAGGTAGATAAAATAGATGTGGCGCTCGCTGCGGCATCCGCCGCGACGGACGTAACTTTATTAAAAGATTTGTCTAGTGAGGCATTGTTTCTACTTTGGAACTGCGTCGCGTATTCCATGGGCTTATATAGGGCTGGGGTATTTGGCAATATACTCGTTCCAGTTCCAGGCCCATCAGAAGAATCATACATCAGAGAACATGTAGCCAAATCCATGTGTGTTATAATAGCAATCGTATCTTTTTGAATACCAGATGGCAGTGTCTTTGTATTCGCATTTTGAGCACCTGAGGAAGAAATCGTAAAAGAACCCTTCTTAACTGTTTTACCGGTTGTATCCTGGACCAATGTATCGTAATTTATTTCGGCTTCGACATCGCATTGAAACTTATTCGCAGTATACGCACGTGTTATACGCATAATAGTTCCAGGCAGGGTTGGATCGTTGTTATATCCATCAGCTAAAATATAAAGAACATTTAAGTCTTCACATGTAGTTGTTGGGCATGCCATATTAGCATTATCCAATGTATTGTTCAGAGGCAGAGGTGTATTAATAACCACCGTTGGACTCATAGCGGGTATTGTTTGTGCCGCTCGCACAGGGCGATTCGCGGCGAGTCCAGATGTTACGTAGTGGTTTACTGCTGCAACTTCATCAACGACCCCATTTATAGTAAATTGTTTTTTCAAATCAGTATTTGCATCTACATAATCGGCCGCACTGAATTTATACTGTGGTAGTAAGTCTGGGCAAGGGTTTCCTTTTCCATTATTAAATGTGTTATATATGAAGTCATTTTTAATTTCAGAAGCAGTCGATGTATCGAGTCGTGGAGAAACACTATTTTTATACTTTGTTGTGTCGAACTTACACTGAGGAACAGAATCAGATGGATAGAGTATAAAGCCTGATGCGTCCATATTGATATCTGACGCATACCAATCATCTTGATTCACATTATAGGTAAATATTCCACGACGAATTATATTGGTAGTTTCCGCAGAGACAGGTGCGTTACTTAAATCGTTCCATAGAGTTTCTTTCCATTTGATAGCACATTGTCTTTTTGAGATTTGAACCGCGCCTAGAATCTCATTCACTTGTAGAGTTCCTAGCTCGGTATCTACACTAGGACTTGCGTTCTTCAATGTATCGGCTAAATCAGCAGAAGATGCGTCTGTGTAATCATCCATAATACGACGCAGTGTAGCAGGATCGGAACACTGTAGGGGCTCGGATACATTCAAGGTATATACAATCTTAGGCGTATAGTTGAGAATACCAGGATCGCCACCTACTGCGGTTTGTATTCCGCAGTTCAGTTCAGGAATAAAAGATGTCACCGCTCTAGCATCGAGGGTAAATCCTGTTATATCAAGAATACCTGTAACGCTATCAAATGTATAGAAGAAACGTCCCACTACTCCTAAAATAGGGGGATATACATTGGTACTTTGCTCTAGCTGCATATCTGCGAGTGCATTGCTATAGTTTTCTTTAGCAGCATCAATGATGTCTTGAGATACATTAGACGTGCGAACCTTATTATATGTCGCCTTTAAATCTGCGATTTTTAACTGGAGGGCGGATATATCTACATGTTTTGTTAAATCAAAACGCACATCAAGAACACTTTTACCTATTGTGAATACGTCATATATAGTGCTCATTGTGTAATTGCCACCCATTCCTTCATAAAAAGCTTGTGCTAACTGATCTAGATTGTATTTGTTTGATATGTCAAAAGGAATTGGTATGTTTTTGGCTACCCCTATATGATCAAATACAGTAACAGTAGCCTTCATATATTCTAGTTTAGCCATATTAGCTTTCAATGTAGCATCTGCCGCCGCGGCAACTGTGTCTTTCGCATTATCTGGGGCGCCAAATTTAGTAGCCATAATGCGTGCAGTGCGTTGATAAATCCAGTTGATTATAAATTTTCTCGCAGGATACGGAATAAATCCCAGCATCTCTGTTGTTAGGCTTTGCGCACAGTTCCTTCCATTTGCCGTCTCAGCATCTTTGGAAAATACGGTTGTATACATGCCCCCTGAAGCTTTTTGAACAAGCTCACACCTACATAATTTTGTGTATCCGTTGGTCTCGCGTATATACGGTTTGAGGTCATCATACTTAATATTAATGAACTTATCTACATCGTCGGGGGAACCGAGGAAGATTCGTTTACACAAGTCTAAAGACAGGCTCATATCAGAAGGCGCTATAGGCGGTATACTACCAAATACCTTTACATCAATATTCATTTCGTTTATAGTAACAGTGGGTATAACTCCTTCTTCATACAAAAAATTCAGAGGGGATGAGCCTATTAAGGTAGCATATAGTCCACTTCCTGAGAGATCTTTCCAAGAGTCGGCCCAAGCCTTAGGAGGACTATTATAGGCGGAACCTGTTCCCAACCTTGAAACTACTTCGAGATATACATTTTCAAGACCTGGCACAGTTATCTTATCATTTCCATAATATTTTGGTATGGTATTTTCCACATATTGGCTCCAGGCCCCACCAGCTTTAAAGGGTGCTATATTAGCATTCACGCCCTGTGCGGGTTTTATTCCGAAACATGTCGCAGGCGACGGCTTTAGAGTTCCACCCGCATTGACGGCGGAAACGTAGTTCAGACCTGCTGTCCCGCAACCGGCTTTGGTCGTTTGTGATGGATAATACAAGGATGTATCAATAAGAGCATATGAATTTTTCACCCAGGCAGGTGTACACCATTCTGCCCCCATCTTTTGCGCCGCCGATACTTGTCCAGAAGTAGCTAAAGTAGCCCCCACCGTATTACACAAAATCTCTGCTGCTACGGAAGATTCGGCAAGTGTGTTTAGCAGAAATACTTCAGGTTGCGGCGAATTTAATGGCACAATACGCGGATTCATAGGCGACACATCGGCATCAGAAATGCTCGGTGATACGTTTATTGAGTTCGGAAACGTAATTATCTGTGTCAAGTCATTGGAAATGAAGTTTCGTGATATGACAACATTTCTGCGCTCGTCAAGCACTATCACTGGCATTCCGCGCGCGCGATTACGTTCGGCAAGATTAGCATCAAGTTTTCCTATATAGACAATCTGAGCTAGTTGTTGCGTTGTTCCCAGATCTACTTCCCAATATGTATTTACCCTGTCGGTGGATCCAGAAGTCCACACATTTGCCGCCCCCCCTTTCGGGTTTTCCGTGCCATCCACGGTAGAACTCACTGGTGCTACTCCGCTGGAAGTGGATGTCGCAAACACGGGCTTACCTTTCGCTACATTGTTTCCGTTCATATCAAATACCTGAATCTGTGTGAATGTCATATAGCCATCTCCCCTGGAAGGGGAAGGATACACACGGACGAATCGCCCCGCTGTGGTTGGAAGCGTCTTTAGATAATCTTCAATATTGAAATAGTCTACCATACCCTCTTTCAAAGGCTGTTCAGCTCGCCTTGTCAGAAAGAATATCCATGTTAGTAAAATGATGATTCCTACCCCTAAAAGGGTATAGATCATCCAGCTCATTCTATTCCAACTGTCTATTTTTGAATCTATCTTATCGCGATGTGCTGGGGAGTGTTTACCGCCAAGTACTTAACTTCAGTACTAGACGTTAATCTGTGCCTACAGCTCAGCCCCACTGCCCATTCGGGGGTTCTTAACTTTGGCACATGACGTTATGCCGTATTCGTGAGTATCTTTATATTGTTAATAATATTCGTAATGTTTATAAGAATATCCGAAGTGGTCATGATAGTAGCTTGAGAATCTGCGGCCGAAATGATGGAAGTTGTGATATATTGTAGTGTATCCGGAGACAGGTAATACGGTGATAATTGCTGTAACTTGGTGCGTAAAATCGTTGTGTCTATCATACCAACATTTGTGTCCGAACTGTAGGCGATTTTTCCAACGGCGTCTAGAGTATCTTGATTAACACCCGCTGGTAAGAGAGAGCATGTAAATGGCGTTGAAGATGCCCTTAAGCTATTCAGTGACCCCCCATTCACTATTTTCGCCTTACTACAGAGATCCAGATTACATGAAGAACAGGATGTAATCAGGTATTTCATATCATTTGTTACATAGTATACTTTATTTTGATCATTATCGCCCTTTACAAGAGTGCCATCATACAACATAGCGCATGTGAAGGGCGAGCTGGAAGTTAATACCGAATTTGTAATCACAGTCATTTGCTCCGCAGTGATCGTAGTTACCGCGTTACATAAATTCATACCGCATATCGTTGAACAATTAGATACAGGATATATCGTCATTGTATCTATATTCAAATAGTATATATCCGTCGTTCCCTCTTTTTTAATAAAACTAGACTTGAGTGATCTATCACATTGTAAAAAATTATACGTGTCATTTAGTGTTTCTAAATCGGCATTTATGTCTAGCTCTGTTGAGAAAATATTATTATTTACGTCTTCATATTTAGCCAATAAAGGGAATACGGGTCCTTCTTTATTGGCTAACTGAATACATGCGGGACTTAGAGAAGTTCCTGGGCATTTATTTTTGTATTTATTCTGATATTCCATATTCTCGTCCCGCATAGATGATGCTAATACAGACGTTCCACTAAGGTCTTGTATTTTAGAACGAAGGTCGAAAATCTTTTGTGTCAGCGTTTTACGGGCATTATCAAGCTGATCGCAAGTCTTTTCTTTCGGGTTAGCCTTCCAAGAAGATACGGTAGATTGGTCATACAGGCTTGTGCTCATTTCACTTTGTAGCTGATTGTAGTTGTTGAACAGAGCCTGTCGTGCCCCGCTTAAATCGTTGTTATATTTCGCCATCGCATACATGGATATATACTTGGAGAACTGTAGTGGCATTATATCTTTCTTGTCCGTGGGATCAGCATCTGTCACGCGTGCCAGAGCTGCTATGGTAGCGGCATCTTTTGCGTCTACTTTGCTGGAAATGTTCCAGAAATTTGTTTGTGTAGTGGCCTGGTCGGCTATTCTATAGGATGTACTACTTGCTAACTGAAAACCTTCTTTATAGGACCACCACATACATGTGGCTATAACTAGGATACCAAGTATCCAAATTATTATCCTCATCTATCTTATGAAAATTTTTTATTAACGTCATGTCCCGAAGTTAAGGAGTCCCCAGAGAGGGTTCTTATGTTCAGCACATTGTGTTAATGTCTGCGGATTTACTTGCCCCCTGCTGTCGGTAAGATAGTTACGGTTTCATCGACGCGTGTGCTGGGCATAGTAATATCATAGTTGAACAAGTATGGTAGCTGTATCTTTATACCATTTATATAGCCGCTCGTATCCCCTGTCGCGCTATCGGTGGTTAGTGTAAGCAAGTCGGGGTCAATTTCGATCACCTTGTTCAAGCTAGCTGCGCATGTTTTCTCATCCATATTGAACGTCGCAGTAACGTATGTGTCAATTCCAGTCTCTGTTGAGAAACTGCCTGTTATATTATTTTTTGTTGTTATGTCCTTTATCATCATGTATTCGCAGGTAGTATTGCCATTTGCGAAACTTTGTGTAACCGTGTTAAAATTCGGTAAAACTGTCGTTGTCTGAGATTGTGTATTCAATTTTTGTTTCAAACTTGATAGAATAGCAGGGTCGCGGCAGTTCACCTGACACTGGGTGATTGTATAGGGTGTAACAAGGGCAGAGTTTCTAGACATTATACCAACGGCGTTCATACTTACATCGACGATTCCACCCGGAACCACCGCCATCACACAGTTTCCAGTATTTGTCAAAGTGAAGCGTTTTGTTAACGTAGTTGTCTCAGTAAATCCGGGGTTATAGAGATAATCATCGTATTCGCTGTATAGGTCTGTAAACAAAACATCACAGGTATTTGGCCCTGCGGGGCCCACCTTTGCGATTTGAACCATGGTGTTTGTTTCTGCGCCATACTGTGTTTTAACAGAGTTACTGTTATTGTAGCCAGCCATGATCGCAGCCATCACAGCTGGATCACTACACCGTGTAGTAGGACATCCTTGTAGTGTCTGATTGGCTGTGATAGAGTTGAGAGTATTCTGAGCAGTAGTCTGCGCTGCGCTTACATTTGTATTAAGAGCACCAAGTGGATCCTTTGAGTTTATCGATGTGTTGATAGAATTAAATACATTCATTACTGATGCCCCGATATTTTTGAATGTAAGGACGCCTCCTGATGTATCCGTGGCTGCCAAGAGTAGTGTATTTTCTTGGATGAAATTTCCTACAAGCGCGGTGGGTGTATATGTAAAATCACACTTATTGAAGCGTATTGTCTGTTGAGTATTCGTACTGTCTAGAACAGTTTCGCTTATGGGCACAGCGAATGTTTCGTTCGTGGCTAATACCTGTATACGAACGCCCTTATTTCGCTCCAAAACATTAGTCCCGCCATAGTAGGTGATAGAGGAAATGGGTTGGCTTATACCTAAATCAACTTCGAAGAACTCATTTTTTCTATCAGATGTTCCTGAGACCCAGATATTGGGCCATGCGCCTGCCGACAAAGTTCCATTTGTTACAATTTTCGCTTCAGAGGACATTGTGCCAGTAGCAGGATCAATAAAACGCGATGTTCCAAATACGGGGCGATTCAAAGCTAGATTTGTCCCTTTTTCATCGGACACCACAAGCTGTGATAAACTTAAAAATCCGTCGCCACCAGTTGCCGCTGGTCTCAGGCGAACAAAGCGACCATATGCTACACCTACATTTGGTGTTGTTTTCGCGAGTGTGGAGGCCATAGAGATTAACTCTCTACCCACTGTTTTTTTAGTACCTATTTTACGAACAATCTCCACTTCATAGTCACAACGTGTAGTGCTTGGTGTAGCCGCTCTCAAAACCTTAATGATCTGGGAATTTACATTCGCAGGGTTTGCGTTATATTGTTGCACGAGACTATCTATTTGTTGCTTATCATGACAACGCGTGGGGCAGTTAGTTCCACCCAGAGAAGTTTCAAGAGGTAGGGGGCGCGGAACAGCAAAAGGTTTCTCAGGAAATTTAGGAACAGTTATTTTTGTAGTTAAGTCGATTGTGTTGACAGGGGCAGTTGTTGTTGTAACAAGTTCTTTTAGAGCAATATCATTTGCGCCACTCGTATTTAAGAGCTGAACGCGAATACTGGAATTTCTTCCTGGATTTGAGCTGTCTGCTCTTCCATAGATAACTACACTCGCAATATAGTAATTCATTCCTAAATCAATAGTAATATAGTCATTCGCAGCAGAACCACTATTTTTATAAACAGATGTTGAACCACTTGGCGCCACTAACTTTCCAGATACTATTGTATTTGGTGGAGCCGACGGCCCATCTGTTGCAAGGTACATACCAGATGCGAATACTGCTTTACCAAGTGCTAGATTTGTTCCAACGTCATTATATATAGCTACTTGAGAAAGTTCCATGAATCCATCGGAGGCCGTTAAAGAGGGGCGAATACGTATATAACGTGCGCTGAATGTTGACTTGGATACGACATTGCGAGTAGGATACACAGTTATTTGGTCTAGAGTATCAAAATAACTGCGGATCGGATAGTCTTTTAAGTCCGTTGTAAACGTATCCGTAGGAGAAAATACGCACGTGCTCATGTCATTTATCACATATTTCCTAACTATTTCCTCCGTAGTTACTACACTACCTTCCGTATTCGTGGCAGCATCATACGATGTCGTAGACCATTTGTAATAGCAACCATCCCTGCCACGTGGTTCAACCTCATATAGTGTTTTAATATGCTTTGTGGGATTTTTAGAATGATACAAGTCGATCGTATCCCGCAGAACTAACTCGTGTGTACATAATGCAGGTGTTGTGATAATTTTGCCACAGAATTCAAATTTCGGTATATAGCCCGTTTTATCGCGAGCCCTTGACTCATATACGGGCCCGAGATTTATGGAAAAGTTATCGTTATTTGTTGATACGAAATATCCGTCTTTCTCGCTACCTATCACTGTATTTTCCACTTCTGCCCCTGGATCTTGAGGATTCACTTTTCGCATGGATTCAGATACAGCCTGGGCGGCCATACCTCCTGCTACACCACCACCAATAGCGCCTACAATGCCAAATGGACCAGCGGCAGTTGATACGACAAGTTGAGTAGTCGTGCTAGCTAGAGATGATTTAAATGCGTCCATATCCCATGTACCTGGTTTCACCTGTTTATCTATTACATTGAACACTTTTGGCACTGATATAATCGGATCAACACCTTCATCTGTAGAGCGAATGTGAGCATCTGGAGCGGTATAGTCTGCGTGAGTACAACCAGTCACCGTAAATAAGCCACTAGTATCGGTGGGTGCTCTGTAAAAATAGAAGCGCCTGTAGGATACGGTATTACCAGGCTCATCAGGATATATTGTCCCATACGATTCCTCGTAGTTTCCACCTGTGATGGGGTCATAGCGCACGGTCTTCATCGCACAGGCAATATCGCAAGAAAACTCGGATGATGCGATTACACCATATACCATTGTAAAATATTCAAACTGGGCCCTGCCATCAGAAAGAATCTGCGGATTCAGTGTAGATTGGTCATAGTAGTATTGAGCCATGCGGTCCAACATTGCTGGAGATGCGTAGTTACAGTAGGGGAAGCCCAGCTCCTTCTCATCTAATACACTGTCTGCTGTTGTATAGTTCATTCTTGGCGGATTATAACCAGGATCATAAACTTTTACGGATTTCGGAATCTCCGCGCCCCTCGGGTATGTTCCCACATTTCCCCAGCATACACCCATCACGTCGTGAAATCCGTCACGACATCTTCTGCGACAAAGCGCCCCTATATCTTCATTTCCATCGCAGCTCCCCCAGCAGATACCTGCTACGTTGAAGGGTGTATCAGTGTATGCCCCTTTTCCACATTCAGCAGAACATAATAGACCTATGTCATTATAGTTTGCGGGACATTTCCCCCAACAAACTCCGAGAATTTCTTGTTCTGGATCACATTTGTCCCTACAGAGTAAACCAAGATTATGCTGGTTGGCACCACATGACTTCCAACAAATCCCGAGAACCATTTCATAGCCTGGGTCGCATGAGTTTCTAGTACATAGTGGTAAAACTGTCCAATCAGTGTCTCCTGGGTTACAGCTACGCGTACAGAAGCCAGCCCAATCTACGTATTCGCCAGCATTTCTACAGTCTTTTCGTCTATCTTCTTTTTTCCTCACTAAATATCTTTCCTTGCCACAATGGACAGGTGGTGCACCGACTGCATTAGTAACAGCAGAGACAATACCCATATATAATATAGTAAGATGTTTATCTTTAAAAGTTTAAGCGCATCCGTACCCTTAAAAAGCAAACTGACCCGCAGTGCGGGTCGGTTTGCTTTTTGTCCAGCGGTCTAAGAATTCTATTAGCATCTTCTATCCCGTTCTCTCCAGCAGCCCTGCCCTGGATCTTGCAAATTACCAGCAACTATGCTATCAAATGTTGTATCACTACCAGGATCGCTCGACTGACAAGGTTGCATGTCATGTGGATACCAACCGCGACTATATGTAGCAAGGATAGCATCTTTCCCCCTTGTCGCGGGAATCCAGCTTTTCTTTGCCTTTACATCGGGAATTCTGGCTTTTTTGACATAAGTCTCGGGAATATATGTGCTGATATTACATAACATATCAATATCTGAAGAAGTCCATGTTCCAGGATCACATGGGCCACGCGCTATTCCAGCGGTAATTTTCCAGCCTGAAGGCAATGAGTAATTTTTAAAGTAGGTACTATCGCCGCGCGGCCGCTGCGCTGGGAGGTATTGATGTTTATATGTGGATAAAGAAGGATCTGCGAAATATTGAGGAATATATAAGGGTGTTTTTAATATTATAGAACCATCTGATCTGAAACAAGTATATGGTCCAAATGCGTCCATAACTGGACCGAATGGGATAAATGTCGTAACAATAAAGTATAAGGTCTCATCTTCAATCAAGTGATCAAATGGTTTTCCTTCTGTACATATTGCTCCATTTTTCATAGCTCTTTCCATGAGTGTAGGAAGCAGCACTTGAAGCGCGATAGTAGCTATTGTCGAAACAACATCAAGCGTAGTCCAAAGGGCGTGAACAATATGGGCAAGGATGGCCAATGGCGTCATTGCCCCCCACGTGGTAACCGCCGCCACATCAGTCGCTAGGCACATGCCAGTCAGAAGAAAGGTTACTCCCTTTCCGAGAAGCATATTCACCATCGCCTTACCCATTTGCTTCGCCATAGCTATACCGGCCTTGGCAGCAGCCCTTGGATTCTTCATAAATTTCAGGGCGTTTTTCGCACCAGTTTTTATCTTGTCTGCTCCAAGCAGTTGATTCAGAACCTTACTAATCTTACCAGGCTTCTTTGTATTTGTCGGCGGTTTGTCTGGATGTAAATGAGACCGATGTTTATCATAAATTTTCTGCTCTATATCTTCCGCCGCGCTTAACGCTTTTCCACTTTCAAGTTTTGCAGCTCTAGCTGATTGTCTATCTTCTGCTGCGCATATTTCATTTACTCTTACTCTATCACGAACAGATAACCCTTCATAGTCTACCGATGCTACACCACTTGATCTAGCTTTTAAAATATTGTCCAGTTTTCCAGAACTGGCAATTGCGTCCATGCGAGTATTTCTTACATAATCGTCTAATCGCTCTTTAATTGCGTCAAATGGTTTCTGCCCTACTACTGCTACGGTGGCTTCTGCGAGTTGTAATAGAGCTGTGCTCGTTGGATTTGTGGCATCCATGCCTAGAAGTGGCGAATGATACATTGCCCCCTTATCTCCCTCAGATAGATTATCTGGATCAGATAAAAGTTTTCTGTGGTATGCCTTTAAGAAAATACTCGCAGAGGCATCATGTGAAACATGGCCCCACACAACATCCCTTTGAAGATATTGTGTATTATCGGCATCCCATGGAATAGCTTTTATATCGGCATCAAAGTTACTAAGGCTTGAACCATAGTTGGGAACCATTTTATCAGAAACAGGCAAGGAATTTGCCAGTGCTATCATTTCCGCAGAAGGTTGTAGATTATTCTCCTTATATTGTTTATAATAGTTATCGTTCATAGTGGTTGCGAATCTCATAGAAGCTCCACTCCATCTTGGAAACGTCATAGAAAGACCAAATCCCTCTTTTACGTATGGTGCCAAAGGCGGGCCAGTTTCAATACCAGCCACGCTAATATAGGGCTGTGTTGAACGCGCATCTTTTGCGCGTAAAGGCTTGTTCGCATCAACTTTCTTTAAATATAAAAAGTAAAGTATAAGCACAATTGTTATGATTATAGTAAATATTGGAATAAGAGTTGGAAATAGCGATTCAAGTGTAGAGCTCATGTGTAAGCTCTTCTCTAACTCCAAATCTTAAAAAAAGTATCTCATGGGGGCGCGGGGGGTTCACTCTTTGTCTCGGCCTTCTTAGCCTCTGCCTCGGCCTTCTTAGCCTCTATCTCAGCATTTATTTTTGCGGTCACAGTTTTAGTAATCTCTGCTGTGAGATCTTCCATGTTCGGGAGATGGACAACTGGAATTGGGTTATTTTCCAAAATAGTATCACAATCCAGTTCAAGCCATTTAGCACTAAATATTTTTATTACCTCTTTTACATCAGCTAAGCTCCCCACTGCTTGCGCTGCCTCATATCGTTCAACTAGTTTCTTATTTGCCTCCATTGATAACTTAATACCCTGACACGCGTGTGGCTTGAATCCCTCTTGTATTGGTATATTACCTGACGAAAATCCTTCTTCCAGCCTTGTTATAAGTCGGTAAATGTTGTATAAAATACATAGGACACCTAGGTATAAAACAATACCCCACCAGTTCTGATATATTTTCTCTAAGATATCAGATGTGGTGAACATTCTGTATAATGGCTAGTCAAAATATTCGTTGGCCGGACGTTACAATTAGTATGTATGTAGTTCGCAGCCAAAATCTTTGAAATAGGTTTCAAGAAGCTTTAATGTCTCATCAAGATTGAGAACTTCTATATCTTTATGCTGATCTTTTACCTGGCGGTATTGATTAATCTGTGATTTCAGATTTATACACATGTCCTTTGATAACTTCACAGGTGCTCCAGCTGCTACCGTTGGGCTAGCTGTTTCAGGTTTTTCTTGGAAATTCTCAACACGTCGGTTAAGTAGATTATAGCTTATAGAAGCGACAACGATGAAACAAAGAGTGCCTAGAATATAATACAGTGTGTATTTCTTAACGTGCCTTAACAGCTCCTCCATTAATTACAGGGAACATTGAAAATTCGCAATAGAAGCGAGTAGTGAATCTCGGGATGCCATGGCATCCACGATTGGTGTAGTAATGTCTGATAGTATGCTGCCTATGTTCGTAGAGTTACTATTTATCGCGGTGGATCCTGCCTTAATCTGCTGACAGATTGCGGCAACTTGTAAAGAAGATGGAGTTGCGCAGTTAAACTTTGTATGGATACTATCTAGTGCGGCCTTTGCGTTTGCCAGTTGTATCCGCCCAGTAGAGACGCCGGACTGTATTAAGAGAAGACTTGTTATATTATTGCTCAGATCCATGTAATTTTTCTTTACATTGTCGCACGTAGCCTTGTAGTCATTTCTTACTATTTTTATAAATCCTGTATTTGCCTTTGCCTCTGCCCCACTCTCGCAGTAATACATACTTGTTGTAGGATCATCTGCTATACAGACTTGATCATTCGGATCTACATAGCTTGTAGTCGAAGAAGGATTCTTCAACAAAGTCGTCGCCGCTTCTTGTGTATCGCATAACCATTTCTTCGCCTTTCCAAACACACTGCTAGTACATTTTATACTTGACGGGGCTGCTACGATTTTCATATTCGGAACACAGAGTTCGCCATCGGGATATGTTCCATCTGGGCATTTTGTTGTGCATACACCGTTTAGTAAAACTTCGTTACTGCTACATGTAGATGTGGCCGTGTAGCCTGTGCGCTTTGTTGAAGGTTGCGCACATGTGGTTGGAGTTGTTACTAAGCCAGCAGCACACTTCGTTACACACTGCGTGCCTATGAGTTCCTCCGTTGCAAAGTTACATATGGTAAGCGCCGACTTCTGTTGCTTAGGTGCGGCGGATAGTCTTATTCCGTTTGGTATCTGGCATGTATTATTTCCTAAATCTCTGCTGCCTGTGGGGCAGTTCTGGTAACAACCCCCATTAGAGTCTGTATAACCACTGGGGCAAGGTGCGATATATGTAGCATCCTGTGTAAGGCGGGCAGGAACAGATGGAGGGATACACTTGCCACCAATTAAAGCGGTGCCCACAGGGCAATTTGAGAAACATTCTGCGCCGTTAGCACTTGGGTTTGGATGACTTGGTGGACAACTACCTTTGGCTAAAATCTCAGTGGCACTCTTAAAAGCTCTTGCGTATGACCGCCATTCATCTTGACCAAGCCATCCCTTATTCCCCGTTTTATATTCACAAGTCATCCAGATCAAACCCTCCCTCTCTCCTGACTTACAATTTTGATAACATCCGCCTGCTAATGATGTCCAACCCGCGTCACAACTATAACCTAGGAGGGCGCCTTTTAGAGGTGTGATCACCCCCCTTTCGAAGGAGTTCCCCTTGCACTCTGTTCCATTACGTGTGTAATTTGAAGGACATACTTGTGTACATGTCTGTTTAGCTCCACAGGCGGAACCAGAGCACGTTGAGACAGGAGGCGGATCATATCCCGTGGGGCATGTATAGTTTACATTTGTGCGAGGGACGGTCGGTTTTGGAACAACTGGATATATACATGACCCCTCACTTGCGTATGATCCTGTAGGACATGTTGAGTTACACATACCAGTTGTCGTTAGATTAAATCCGAATCCGCATTGCGGCACCTGGTTCCATCTATTGGTTGTCCCGTTGAAGGGGAGTATATCGGTAAACTGCGCCTGCGGCGGTTTAACACCAAAGCAGTTCGCTGCCGCGGGTGTATTGCTACATGTTTTTACACCGTTTGAGCCTCCACACGAAGCAGGAACAGTTCCCGTTCTTGAAATTGGATATATGGAATTCGCGCCATCTGATGTCCAAGCGCATGAACACCAATCAGCTCCTGCCATTGATTGAGCTGCGGTTACCTGGGCGCTGGTCGCGAGTGCCCCTCCATATGAAGCACACTTCGCCTGTGCCTGGACTTGTGTATAGCTACCAGTAATGGCGTAGACTTCTTTCAGTGGAACTGTAGTAGAGATCGACCCGTCGACTAAAGAAACACATGTTGTCATACCCGTTAATCCCACATCATATCCACTGTCACATGTATATGTCAGCGGAGGAACAACCGTCACCTCGCGTCTATTTCGGTTGACAGGAACACCCACACATTCCGTTTCATTCTCTATAAAACCTGTGGGGCACGTCTTCAAGCATTGACCGCCGTAAAAAGAATATCCAGATGTGCACGGTGTGATAAGAGCAGGCCGTTGTTTTACCATCTCCGCAGATCTGGGAAAGAAACAACTGATATAACTCATTGTTACGGATCCGCTGAGTGGAACCCACGCAGTGTCTGGGGTTTGACTCGGGGAGAAATATACTATATTATCTGTGCCGATACAGAAAAGCATGTTGTCTTTCAGGCTCATTTGTTTTACATTGCCTGTCAGGGCTTTCCAGTTAGGAGCAGTTTCTAACTTAGAGTCCGCATAGTATAACTTGTTTGTAGAATCTAGCACGACTACATTTTCTCCCTCGTATGATACTTGCGAAAATGTCTTGCCGGCGATAGAACCAGTTACATCAATCCAAGCAGGGTTCCGCACATCAGCTGCGTAATAAATCTTATTGTCTGTTCCAATTGCATATGCCCTGCCAATACTCATACTGATCCATTTGAAGGTTCTTGTAGAAGTTGTATTCCTAAGCGTAGCTCCCGTTGGGTTCGTTGTAATATCATCAATGTATTTTACTAAGCCAGCGCTATCAATACCGAACACGCTTGGATAATCGAAATCCAGCTGCGTCAAAGACACTGGAGTAGTGACCCAGGAATAGGGGCTTCCAGGAACACTGTATTGAGTTCCATATAATACGGCATTTGTGGTGCTTATACCCACCATTTGCCCGAGAGAACCTGACACTTGTTTAAGAGTGCCCGTTACGCTCGTCCAGTTCGGCGATCCAGTGAGGCCACTGGTAGCTACGTAGACGTTTCCACTAGGTCCTATCCCTGCTAGAATGACTCTGTCTGTGTTTGCCATACCCTCCTTTACTGGATTGTAGGATAACCAGAGTCCAACTATAGTTAATATGACTCCGATTAAAAGCATGAAAAGGTATTTCATACCCCTCCTTCCTACTTCTGTATATCAAATTCATTCATCCTCCTCTTTCACCGCTTTCAACCGACGAATGAGGGTTTCACATGACTTCTCCCACGTGTAACTCTTTACTTTCTCCTTCGCAGCTCGGCCATGAGCCTCCTTCTTCTCGGAGTTCAGCACGTACTCCTCCATAGCTAGGCAAACTGCGTGCGGATCACACGCCATTGCCTCGCCACCTACAGGGCTGAATGTTGTCGGCAGATAATACCTTACAGTAGGAGTAACCATGACGGAATTTTCTGTGTTACAGAACTCCTTATATCCGCCGATATCCGGGACCACCTGCGGAACACCTATACCCATCTGCTCAAACTGACAGAGACCCCAGCCCTCGCCATCCGCCGTGGAGATACCCACGTCCGCTGCGTTATAAAACAAGTTGATCTCCTCGTCCTTGAATGACATGTTCTCGGCCGTAATAATGAGACGAGGCGCGAAGGGCTCAATCGCCACGCCACGGAGCGTCAGCTCACGTGCGAAGAGCTCAAATAGCCACCAACCACCCTTCTCACCGCGGTCACAGATACACAGAAGATACAGGGGCTTCGTAGGATACTTTACAAGCAACTCGACAAACGCCATGATTAGAATATCATAGCGCTTGCGGGGCTGGTTGCGATTCAGATTTAGAAAGAGGAACACATCGGGCGGGAGCGAAAGCTGTTTGCGGGCGAGGTCGCGCGGTACTGAAAAGAACTGCTTGGGATTGAATCCGTGGAGGAGAACATCTACGGGGCGCGTGACGCTTTGGTCCTTCAGACACTTCTTCCAGTAGGGGCTAAATGCGAAGATCCGATCCGCGTCCCTATTGAGAATATCAAGAAACGCCTGATTCTGCGTCGTATATACTTGATCGCAATAGATCCATATCTGAAACGTCCTCGGAATCCCAGACTTGCGAATGGCCTCAATAAACTGCGTGACGACGGACATGTCATTGTAGATCATGACGACCTGTGGCTTCTTCTTCCGAATGACGTCAGGGAGAATACCATAGCCGAAGCCCTGGTGTAGAGGCTTCTCCAGCGCCGTCACGTCAATCACGTCCACGTTGGGGGGATACGGGCGGAAGGTATTCGGAAGATCATGAAACTTCTGGAAACCGAAATGGGTGAGATCCAGCCACGGCTGTTTGGCGAGCTCCGTAAGAATCCCATGGGACACCTTGGAATATCCCGTGAACTGATGAACATGGGTGCTCACCAGAAGAAACCGCAGTTTGTCTGAAGGTGCCTGTTCCGTAAACATTGAGCCGAAACCAATGCTGGAGAGGCTGAGGGCAGGCTGCTTCGCATTCGGGCCTAGCAGGGTCTCTAGGTTTTTCAAATACTCTGGGAGTTCAGACATTCTTTATGAATAAGGTTGGCACACTTTAACCCTGCCAACCATTGATACTTAGAAATGTCGCAAGTACACCCTACTGAGCCCTATAAAAAGAAGAAGATTCCCAAAGCTGTGCGCGAGGCCCTCTGGATTAAGTATCATCCCAATCAGTTCTCTGCTAAATGTCGGACGACTTGGTGCCCCAATCGAATCACGGTCTTTGACTTCCAAGCGGGCCACGATGTGCCTGAATGTAAGGGTGGTGCCACGTCCATTGAGAACTTGGTACCAATCTGTTCGCGCTGTAATCTGTCAATGGGATCTCAATACAACTTTAATGAGTGGTGTCGGTTTAATAAGAAATCTAGCTTCTTCAGCAGATTTTTTAATTGTATAACCAGCCTTTTACATCGTCCTGTAGCTTCTGCCGCCAAGTAATCCAGCTTGTTAGTATCTTGGTCCGGTAGGCCTCTAGCATATGCTTCTCGCGCATTAGATGCTCAACAAGCTTTGCGGCCTCAGCCCAGGATGACAGCGGAAGAATCTGAATGTTTTCACACACCCAATCCACCCAGGCGGCATTCGCTTCCGTCCGCACAATCAGCGGTATACAGCCACACTCAAGGGCCTCATAGAAACGGAAGGTCTCGGGGTTCATGCCATCCGGGCAGGGGATGAAGACTGTGTCCAAGAGAGTAGTGATATAGTCATCTTTCTTCAGGGCCGCCGGGTCGTTCCAGCTCTTGAAGAACTGGGACTCATATTTACAGCCGGGAATGTCAAAGAGGGGTTGGAGCTGCCTCTTGCGATCGTTCCAGTCGGTTCCGAAAAAGGACCAGGCGAGATCGCGGAACGGAAGACGTGGCGTCTTAACAAGCATATTCTGGGAACCTTCGTGAAGAGTCCAGTGATATCCCAGCGGAATCGTAGTGACCTTGTCGAGTAGGTCCGCACGGAGATAGAAGCGGAGGACCTTCTCGCAGCCGCGGAGGTCATACAGATCAATATCGTCGTTTGCGTATTCGTCGCTGAGATGGAGGACACTGAACTTCGCGCCGAAGTTATTCCACTTCTCCAACATCGCAGTCACCTTTGGTGTATGAGGGCGCTGGACGATTACTATAGGGGCGTCAGTGGGTGGGGGATCCTCGAAGCGGACTTTGTCAATCGTGAGAGTGCTTGGGTTCCCAAAGAGGTAAAGTAGCCACTTGGATTCGTGGAGCTGTGTGATCTCCAGATTATGCTCGGCGAGACATACAAGGCGCTTCGGTATTTGTGTGAAGGGCTTGCGCTCAAAGGGGGGTACGGTAAGCACAGGTGGGGCTGCCACAGGAGCCACAGGAGCCATAGGAGCCACTACAGGAGCCACAGGAGCCATAGGAGCCATAGGAGCCACTACAGGAGCCACAGGAGCCACTACAGGAGCCGCCACAGCCACAGCATCCCGCAGTGCCGCAGCTATATCAATATCACCCGTCGCCACAATCTCTGCAAAGCCCGCATCCGCTGCGAAACGCTCGTCGTTATTCCACAGATCACTGTCGAATCCGTCTATCCGGCTGAAGTCGTTGAAGGCGCTATTCGCGTATTTAGGGTCATCATCCTGATAGCACCCTGCGACCATAGGATCAAGGACGTATGCCTTCAGGTGATCAACCGGGTTACACAGGATGTGGTCTGCGCTAGTCCAGTAACCATCATGCTGCTGAAGCAGTGCCATCACCTTTTGAGCACCGACCCTTGAAAGAATGTAGGCGTAGGCACAGAAGTGGAAGTAGCGCGTGGGAGCCTTCTGGCCCCAGCTGGTATTCTCCTTAATGCGACAGAAGGAGTCATTGA